ATGCTGCCGAAGGCCCAGCGCCGGTGGGAGCGGGTCCAGCGCTGGGCCGAAACGAAGATCGTGATCGAGAACACCATCCCGGGGGACGAGGGCTTCCCCGTTCTGACCGAGGAACAATTGGACGAGATGCTAGCCGAGCCGATTGTCAGCTATGACCCGGCCGCCGTGGACAAGCTGCTGGACGAGATCGCCCGGCTTCAGGGGGACGGCAAGGATGGGCCCGACATGATGGCGATCTTCTGGGACAACTACGAAGCATCCGAGGCTGCGAGCGAAGCCGATGACAACGCTTTCGAGCGCGACCTGATGGCGCGACTGCCACACTTTCACGAATGGCCTCTGAGAGAGCGGGAACGGGCGATCCGGGCCGGCCAGATTCCGGACGAACCGGTGGACGATGAGGACGATGAAGAGCTGCCGGAGCGTTATGACGACCTGGCTTCTTGAGACAGGAGAGACGACGATGGAGACAGAGAATCCGATACTGCATATTATCCGGAACCAGTACATCCTGAACTCGTCCGATGCTGCTGTCGTTCCGCCAGAGCTCATCGCCCATCTCGACCAGATGGAGGCCAGCGGGAATCGTCTTGACGACCTGCTTGCCCGGTACGAGTCCGAGAAGCAACAGATGATCCGGTACAACCAGCGGGTCGAGCTCAGCAATCGCCGGGCAATGTTCCACAAGACGATCCGCACATCGGTCATGGTTGTCGCGGCAATCGCTATCGGCATCGAGATCATCGTTCTGCTGGTAATCACGTAATGGAGGCCGACCCAACGATGACCCATCCCATCCCCCTTGACGACCTCGACACCAGTGACGCGGAACTCGCGGCCCTCGATGCACTCCTGGCGCAGGGCGACGACGCGGACGCCAGCAGCTTCAGCGCATGGTTCCTGAGTGCCAGTCCGGTGGATTTCAGGACATGGTTGTCTGCACTGCCGGATGACGACGATGTCAAGGAGGCCGCGTAGTGGACATTGACCACACCGACCCGACGCCGTGGCATCCGCTGCTCCAGGCGCTCTACGATGCCGACAACGCCTACCACAACGCGAGCGAAGCCTATCGCGATTACGCAGGCGATCACCCGTCTGATGAAGGCCGGGCACTGTGGTCCGTGCGAGGCGAGGCAGCCGCTACAGCACTCCGCGCCTACGATGTGCTGGCTACCGGGATCACCGACTGGGAGTGTGCCGCATGACGCTACACGATGACCTTGCGCCGCTGGTGGCTGATCGCTTCGTGACCCGCCAGAAGCACCCGCAGTACGACCTTTGGCTCTACAACTACACCCAGAAGACGCAGTTCGAGAAGCACTGGACGCCGCTGACCCTGATGTGCCGAGGGTTGATCCTCGACGCGGACGGCACCATCGTCGCCAATCCGCTCCCGAAGTTCTTCAACCTCTCCGAGATGCCACCGGGCTGGCAGCCGTCGGCGCCGCTCGTTGCCATCCAAAACAAGATGGACGGGTCGCTCGGCATCCTCTACTGGACGCCAGATGGCCAGCCGAGTATCGCGACCCGTGGTTCGTTCGTGAGCCCGCAGGCACAGCACGCCACCCGCGTCTTCCGGGAGCGATACGCCGACCTGCCGTGGGAACGGGACAAGACCTATCTATTCGAGATCATCTACCCCGGCAACCGGATCGTCGTCGACTACGGAGATCAGGATGACCTTGTGCTGCTGGCCGTCCGGGACACCGCCACCGGCACGGAGCATGAGCTGCCGGCCCGGTTCCCGAACCGGGTTGCCCAAGTCCGTGGCGGCGATCTTGACACGGCGATGCGGCACCTCTCTGAACTGCCCAGCAACACCGAGGGCGTGGTCCTGGTGTTCGCGGATGGCAGCCGGCTCAAGATGAAGACCGACGAGTACGTGCGACTTCATCGCCTGCTGACCGGTGTGACGCCACGGCGCATCTGGGACCTGCTGTCAACCGGCGTCGGTATCACCGAACTGCTCGAACATGTCCCCGAAGAGTTCGCGGAGTGGGTCAGCTCGCGAGCTGTCGTCATGACCCAGCACTACAACCGAATCTCCTTTGTCGCCTCTGTCCAGGCGGTTCACCTTCGGAACACCTACGGCGATGACCGTGGCGCCATCGCCCGGGCGATCACGGACCATTCCCTTCGGTCGCTGATCTTCCTGATCCTCGACGGCAAGGACATTGATCAACCGGTCTGGCGAATGATCCGGCCCGATCACAGCGTCCCGTACGCGGCCGATCCCGACGAACAGCAGGAGGCCGCATGAACCGACAGACCGCCATGACGCTGATCCATCACACCATGGCCGCCTGCCTCGATCGGGTGCCGGAATCGGCTATCGTTGACCAGGAGACCGTGCGGGTCGAGATCCGCATCCTGGACACGACGCCGGGCCGCTCCGTCGCCGTCGCGGTGCCGGTCGTCGCGCTAAGCACGTCGTTCCGGCTGGTGCCGGTGGGAAAGGATGCCGCATGATGCGCGACGGACGCATGGAGGCGGCGGCGCGGGCCATGTGGGACACGGAGCTAGGCCGCCTGGCGCGTCAGGAGGCCGCTGATGCTACGTTCGACAGTGCCCCGGCGTATTGGCAGGACCGGTTCCTCGACGCCGCCCGTGCCGCCTTGTACGCGGCCGATCACTGGGAGCGGGAGGTGCGCATGGTGATCGAGACGACGCAGCGGCAGGGATGACCGAACTGCGGATACTAAAACCCGGTATGCCGATCCTCCTTGAACCATCGGTCGATGATCCAACGCCCACGTTCTATGACTTCACTGATGAGGACGGCGAGCGATACGGGCAGGTGGAGTGGCGCCGTTTCCTTCGTGACTCACCGGCCATCTGCGCCCGTTGTCAGGTTCGTCATCCCATCGAGGAAGTAACCGTCTATTGCTCAAAGGATGACGCGACTGAGGTATACGAAGGCACCGACGAATGCCCCTACGATATGGCCGGGATGGCCCAGTGGCGTGCTGCTCGATGGCACGCTCCCCGTGACGAACGATCGGATACCGTGCTCCACTTCACCACCACGGAGACCCACGATGCCCAGTAGGCGTTATCCCCGGATGATGTTTCACGCATCCATCCCGAAGGATCAGCACGAGCGGCTGGCCGAACAGCAGGCGGTACGACTCCGGGCGATGGGCATCGACCCCATGACGATGCAGCCGTTCGTGCCGGACGCCGGGCTGCCCAGCGCGTCGGTGTTCGACCGGGACGGCAACCGGATCGGCGCCGTCAACGAGGACGGCATCATCGACGTGCAGCCGGTCAAGGATTGACGACATGACGACAGCCCTGGCGAATTGCTCGCCAGGGCTGTTCTGTTGCGCTCAGTGTAGCCGGTCAGACGACTACGCGGCCTGGTCTGGCGCAACGATGACAGGGACAGCCGCGCCGGCATCTTCCCGCCCGGCGATATAACCCGAAGTCTCGGCTTGATTGACCGCCTTGTCCTTGGAGGTAGGCGACCAGACGAAGTTCCGACCGACGATCACGGTGATGATCGGGCCGATGATCGTCACGGCGCTCAGGATCGCCTGGGTCTGCTGGTCCGTGATGTTGACGTTGAACGCAGCCAGCAGCGCGATGATGGCGCCGATCGAAGCCGAAATGGCGCCGATCGTAATGAGCGGTTCAGTCTTCATGGTGAACGCTTCCTTTCAGTGATGTGGTGGGTGGAGAACGAAACGGGACGTTTGTTTACAGCGGGTCAGGCGGCCAGGGGTTCGTCGCTGATGCGCTCGCAGTCGGCAAGATCAATCCGTGACCCGTACGGACTCAGTCCCCAATCTTTGCCCGCCTTGTCGGTCAGCACGTAGGCGATGTTGAAATCGGCTCCGGCTGGAATGTCCGGGCCGATGCGAGCGGCGGCCCGATCTGCGTACTGGAGTCGTGGCGTTGCCCGCGTGGTCCGGTACTGATCCGTAACCATCACGGCACGGGATCCCCCCAGATCGGCCACTGGCTTTGCCGCCTCGTCGGTTAGGAACGCCGGGATATTGGGAACTGCGTAGATGGTGGATGGCGTCACGGGAGTAACGGGCTTCGGGACGGGGGCGGCGATAACCTGTCCTGCTTCGGCTGCCCGGAGCAGCGTCTTGACGCGATTGATCATCTCCCCATTGATGAAGTCCCAGACGACCGTTCCCGAACACGATTTATAAATTTCGCCGCAGAACTCACGGTGCGCGTAGATGACCGTCAGGCCGGTCTTGGAAGAGACCGGGAAGCTGTCCGACGTGCAGCCCAGTTGCTGCGCTCGTGCCGCCGTCCACTGGACCAGGCCGGCCTTGCACGCCTCGCTGATCGGCGTGTCGTAGTTCCCGCTGACCTCGACACTTTCGAGGTCCGTGTTGATGACGGATGCTCCGTAGGTCCCACCGAACTTCGCGACGAACGCCCTGGCATCGTCGGACGCAACACCGCTCTGATACGGGCCATTCGCCCAGCCAGCCATATCCCGGTTGGTCCCCGTAATCTCGTTGATGCGAATCCAGGCACCCGACCGATGGTCGATGACCAGGTCGGTCAGACCTTGCACGTCGGAGCGTTTCAGCCAGTCGGCCACCCCCTGCGCCCCGCCGTCACCCGACAGGGCGCGGTGGAACACGATGCCCCGAAGCGTTCGGGGGCCGAGCAGATCCATCCCAATGCCTGGCCTTTTCCCAGTAGCGATTTGACGAGACATAGTCGGTAGCGTGAGCATGGTCATGTTGGTCCTCCTGTCACGATGAGATGCCCGTAGTCGTCGGTGCGAGTGGCCAGCCCGGCGGTGATGAGCTCGGTGGCGATGTCGGTCAGGGTGCCGTCGTCCTCGGCCAGCAGGACGACGGCGACATAGCGGGTGAACGACCGGCGGTCCCGGAAGGTCTGGATGTAGACGGTCTGCCCGAGCGCCCGGTCGGTCATCCACGCCTTCGCCGCCAGCCCCGCCGCCCGGCCAGCGCCGACGACCTCCGGCGTGTTGATCCCGGCTAGTCGCAGCGTGACCTCGTGGTAGACGTCGAGCCCACACGACACCATGACGCTGATCGTGTCGCCGTCGATCACCCGCGACACCTTGCCGCGGTAGCGGTACAACGGATAGTCACCAGCGTTCATGGCGTCGCTCCGGTCCGGTCCATCAGGACGACGGCCTCGCCTGGGGACTCCAGGCCCGCCAGCAGGGTCTCCAGCGTCTTGTAGCCCAGCCACACCAGGGGGTAGCCCGCTCCCCAGGTGTTCACCAGCTTGACGGCCTGTCTGCGGTCGCTGGCGCCGTAGATCGTGATGGCGTGCCCGCCCACGATCCGGTCGGCCAGCGCCGTCCCGATCCAGTAGTCCCGCCCGATCTGGACCGGCTCGTAGAACGACTCCAGCCACTCGATCCCCAGCGTAACCGGCTGGCCACCCGCTATGGCCGTCCTGATCTCGTCGACCGTCCTCGCCCACCGAAAGGCGCTGATGCCGTGCTCGGGGCGCTCGGGTTGGGTGCCCCGGTAGATGCGCCGATGCCCCAGGTCCAACAGCGCCTGGCAGCCCGCTCGCAGGCTGGTGCCGGAGTAGTCCTCTCCGGGCCACTCGTCGGTCCTGCGGGCCGTCTCGTACAGCCATTGGGCGTCGTAGAACTGCCGGTTGTTGATCGACGTCACCCAGCTCAGGCTGAACCCGACGCAGGCGCCCTCGCGCCCCTGGTCGTACTTCGCCCGGTAGCCGTAGGGCAGCGGAAGCGTCTGCTCGACGCGGTCCACCGTGCTCCGCTGAACCGCTCGTAGCCCGTACTTCAGCAGATGCGCGTCGTCTCCTGGGGGGAGCGGGCGCCGTCCAAGCCTCTGGTCATTCGTCATGGCATGTCCTTCTGGTGTGAGCCGGGGCAGGCTCGACGGTTAGATGGCCGGGGAGGGCGTTCCGGGGTCGGTCACGGCCGGCTCGTCGGGCGCGTCGGTCTCGGCGGCGTCCTCGACCGGACGGTAGCCCTGCTCTTTCAGCGTTTCATGAAACGTGTTCATGGTGCCGGTGACGGTGAGGCCGGTATCGTTGACGAAGGTGCGGATCTTGTTCTGGCCCGGTGCGCTCTCACGTCCGTGGCCGGTCTTGTCGCCCTTTGGCATGTCATGGTCCTCTTTCTCTGATTGCCTGCCCCGGCGCTCCCGACCGGTCCCCGAAAGGCTGCTGTCGGGAGCGCCGGGGCAGGCGGATGCGTTCATGTCAGCGACCCGTCGTCTTCGTGGTCGTACTCGTCGGGCTCGGCGTTGATGTGTGCCACCAGATCCCGGACTTCCAGCAATGTCGCTTGCTTGGCCGCGTCGCTCAGCAGGACCCGTTGCCGTTCGTCCGAATGCGCCAGTGCTTCTGCCGCAGCCTCCCGTACCGCGTTCTCTGCCGCCTCCTTGACCGCAGCCAGTTGGTCGCTGATGCGCTTGAGGTCCTCTCGTTCCTTTTGCTCGGCTTCGGCCTTGACCCGAAATGAATCCCAGCGACCCCGGATCATCCCGCTCACGAAGAACAGCGCCCCGATGACCAGCAGGGCAATCGCGGGGATGAGTTCGACGGCATCCGGGGTCAGGCTTCCCCTCGCATCGCGTGGCCCAAACAACGCGTAGGTCCACAGGACCGCATTCCCCGTGAAGTACCCGAGCAGGCCCGCGCTAACGGTCGTCCACTCATCCGTCTGGAGCAAAAGCGAGAGCGCGGCGGCGGTCGAGGCAGCCGCGATCACGATGATGAGTGACGGGTCGACCCACGCGACGTTATTGAAATCAGTCAGGAGGTATAGACCGCCGACCGTCGTCAGCATCAACGTGATCATCAGGAACAGCGGGTGTCGCAGAACAGTCATCATTCCGGCCTCCGGTGGGGTGGTTGTCCGCGCACGGCGCGCTCAATCGGGCTGACCGCCCGCTCCCGTACCTGTTCCAGCAGTGCTTCCGCGTCCTGCTTGTTCTCATTGCGCCTGAGCCAATCGGGATCGGCGTGACTGTCGTATCGCTTCGCGCCAACCCCCTCAGCCCATTCGATCAGTCGCGCCACGATGTTCATGGATTCTGCCCTCCGATCACTCGCCGCAGGTCCGCGATGATCCGGTCGCGTTCCTCGACGGTCCGGTTGAGATCGGTGATGCTCTGGTTCCGGCGGACGACCGTATCGTTGAGTTCCTCCACCTCGACGTTGAGCTTCTTCGCCGCCAGCTTCCAGCCATCGGTCGCCTCGTCGGAGACGGTGGTCCGCTCCGCGCTCCGCTTCCTCGTCATGCCTCTGGTCGTCAGCCACTTCCAGACGGCGGCCACCGCGCTGGAGAGCGCGATGATCAGGGCAGGAATCGTGACGATCAGTACTCCATCCGACACGGTTCATCCCTTCCCATCCGATCATCATGCTGCCTCCACTCCACGGGTTCCGGCCTCGTCGGACAAGATTCGGTAGCCGTCGCTGAACTGGAAGACCAAAGAGGTTTTCATCCCGACGGTGGCGGTGCCGGTATTTGAGATGTTCGTAAATTCGTCGCGGTTATTGACGACGCTGGAGAGCTGCGGCCACTTGCCGGTCGCGGTGCCCCGCGCCGCCCAGACCGACGAAATTGATCCGTCCGTCGTGTACGTGACCGTGCGAGTCGGGTTGTCGCCGCCGTCCCCGACCAGCGTCACGGTGCCGAACCGGCCGGCTAACTGATTCACAGTCACGCCCGGCGGGATGACGAGCACGGGCGGCTGCGTCGGTGGCGGGATCGCGGGATTGGGCAGCGCCGGGGTCGTGGCGGTCCCACCGGAGCCCTGGGAGGCCTTCAGAAGATTGCGGACATCTTCCAGTAGCTGCGTCGTGTAGCCCTTGACCGTGGGGCCGGGGCAGTCCTTGCCGCCGTTGAACTCCGAGTGCCAGTAGAGGAAGGTCAGGCCGGTGCGGGGACTGATCGGCCACCGGTCCCACGGGATCAGGCTCTGGTCGGCCCAGTAGGCGATCAGCCGGGCCAGCTGATCCTTGGCCGTGGCGCTGACCGGGTCGCCGTAGGAGCCGGCGATCTCGATGCTGATGCCGTCCCGGTTGATCGTGCTGACCCCGTACTTCGCGACCAGTGCCAGCCCGTCGCCCGGCGGCGCGGTCCACGGTCCCGAGGCCCACGGCGACATGGTGCCCAGCGGGTTGGTCCAGCGCAGCGTCTCGCCGTTCAGGTGGTCCATGCCGTAGTCGGTCCGGGCGCTGTTGCGGGCCTCGTTGCGGAAGTAGGAGTCGGTGCCCCAGAGCGTGCCCTGCATCCGGTGCAGCACGACGAACATGGCCTTGCGCGGCCCGAGATCGTCCCAGGCGGTGTTGAGCGATCCGGAGATGTCCCGGACGCTGATCGTCGGCAGTGGCACCTTCCCGTAGACCAGCCCGGTTGGAGCCGGAGCCGGTGCCTTGACCGAGGGGAAGATCTTCAGCCACATCTCATCGGTGATCCCGTACGTCTGCCCGGGCGCGTTCGGCTTGGGGACCTTGGCGTTCATCAGGTCGATGAGGTAGGTCCACTCGTCACGGCGGGTGACGTTCTCGGGGTACTGAGGGCGGTGCAGACCCGTCGCCGTAGCCCCGTCATGGACGGCGGGAACGTCCAGTCCGTACCCCACGCGGACGGCGGCATCGCGCAGTCGTTGCTCGACCGCGTGCAACCACTCGTGGGTGAGTGTCGCGCCCTGTTCGCCCTGGTACCCGGCGGCGAATTGGAAGGAGGTTGATCCGTTGTAGTTGTTGTTGTGGTTGAAGACGATGCCGTTCTTGGGGATATACGTCATGAACCCGAGGAAGCTGGGCGGGCGGTCGGGTCCATCGGGCACCAGGACGACGCGGGCGCCCTTGTCTGCCAGCCCCACGCGGGTGAACTCGGCGTTGATGGCAACGAGGTCCGCCCATCCCGCGGTCTTGTCGGCCTTCATCTGGGCGGTAAATGTCGACGGTTCGACAATGGTCGCGTCGATCTGGATGCCCGTCGCGGCCTTGACACGGGTCGTCACGAAGGCGACGTGCTGGATGGCAGCCGCGCGCTCTGCCGACGGGATCGCCGTCATGCCCGAACCCAGGTCGACCGACAACGGGACGACGATGCCGAGTGTCGTCCGGGCGGTCACGTCGGATGTGACGATGGTTGCCGGCGGGTTGCGGTTGATGATCTGGCAGACGATGTCGATGTAGCGCTGGGTGTCGTTCTCGAAACTGGGTGCGTAGACGTGCATCAGGTCCGAGATCGTGACGGCGTTGCGGTACGGCCCGGTGGTGCTGAGGAGCCGGGTCCTCCAGTCGGCCACGCACGCCGCGAACGTTGGATACTGGAACCACGTGTGGGCGTTGTTCACGTAGCCGGACGCAAGGCTCAGGAAGTTGTGGCTGTTGGCGTACTGCCCCGCCTGCGCCACCGAGTAGTACGTCGAATGCTGCTGTTCGTGCTTGGAGATCGCCAGCATCAGGCGGCCGAGGTCCCCGGCGGCCGCCATCAGGTCCGCGGCGTGGGGGATCAGGAGCGACGCGGCGACCGTGCGGAACTCGGCCTGCGCCGATGCGACCGTCGTACTCCCGGAGCCGCGCCACGGGGTGCTGCCCGTGACGGTCGCGGGACCGACCGCGACGGTCGGGGCGGCGCTATCGGTGTAGGGGGCGATCCGGCGGGCACCGAGGTAGCGGGGCAGGAAGTAGGGCGAGAACGGGTCGGAGACGACCACGCCGGTCGATTCGTTCAGGGCGTTGACCATTCGGCCCGGTCCGACGTAGATACCGACGTGCGAGCAGTCGGTGTAGCCGTTGTCGTCGGTGTCGTAGCAGAGGATGTCGCCCGGCCGCAGGTTGGCCCGCGCCACCGAGGTCCCGGTGGTCCACTGATCCTGCGACCCCGGCGAGATCGTGATCCCGCCCGCGACGCGCCAGCACCACGAGGTGAGTCCTGAGCAGTCGAATGAGCTCGGTCCTTTTGCGCCGTAAACATACGGCTTGCCAATGTGAGTCAAGGCTTCTGTGGCAACGAGATCGCCAGTGTTTGCCATCAGTCGGCTCCCGTCCCCGCCGCGAGCATGGGCGTCTCTGTCGTGAGCCCGTCGCCCGCGTCCAGCAGCCGCAGCGCGACCCGCCCCTGGAGCTTGACGATCCGCGAGGTCGCCTCGGCTACGTCTACGCTGAACCGGCGGTGCTGGGCGACGGTGGGTGATGCAATCGCCTTGAACGTGGCGATGGTCGCGTCCAGCCCGGCGACCTCGGCCCGGAGCGTGACGAACAGGTCGCGGGCCGTGCGGCGCTGCTTCACGTCGGACGCGGGGTCCGGCACCCAGTACGGGTAGTGGGTCAGCGGGTCGGCCCGGTCGAACCAGGCCCAGTGCCCCCGGTCTCCGTCCATCGGCGAGCCCGGCACGTCGTTGAGGATCGTGCCGAGGGGATAGAGGCCGCTGCCGTTGTCGATCGGTACGGACATGGTCGTTCTCCTTAGGCGGCGATCAGGAACAGGAAGGGGATCGAGGCGAGGGTATAGGTCCGCACGGGCGACGAGGGGAGGGCGCCATAGGCCTGGCCGCGCCCGTACCCGGCCTGTTTATTCAACGTTCCGGCCACCTCGGCGGCGGACGACCCGATACCGGAGAAGGTCGCGCCGTTATTGATCACCGATTGGAGTGTCTGGCTCACATCGGTGATCCAGCACAGCCAGTACTTGCCCGGCGCGTTGGTCCAGTTCAACCCCAGCCCGATGATCACGACTCCGGCGGACGCGGTGGTCGTGCCCACGACCTCCCGGATCGGTGCGCCCGTAGCCATGCCCGTCACGGGGTCGGAGGCGTAGATGCCGAAGCGGATGTTGCCCACCGCCGAGGTCGTGATCCGCAGCGCCATCGACGCCCACGTCTGCGCCCGGTCGATGTTGACCGGGTAGAGATACAGGTTGCCGCCGCCAAACGCCTGCGTGCCGGGGGTGCCGCCGAGCTGGTGGATTGGGCCGAAGTATTCGCCTGTGGCGACCGCCGGCGTGAATCCCGTGGTCGGGTGGATGTGGGTCGTATCGCTCTTGAGGTTGAGCGCCGTCTGCTGAGCCGTGGAGATCGGCTTGTTCGCGTCCGCTGTGTTGTCCACGCTACCGAGACCGACATCGCCCTTGACATGGGTGTGAGCGGTCGGCTGTCGGGCGTCGCTCAGGCGGGAGTCATTGGTCGTCACGACCGGGACGGAGCTGCCCGACGGCCCCACTGTGGGGGTCGTCGCGAACCGGGGCGCCGTCCCGCTCGTCGGCAGCAAGACCGTCGCCACCCCGGCCGCGTCGTAGAGCGTCAGCGACCCATTGCCGAGAGTGGCCCGCAGGGTGCCAGTAGCGGTATCGTAGGAGCCGAAGGCGCCTGCGGGGTTTAGTTCCCACCGCCTGAGCCCCGCGCTGTCGAACCCGTCCACAAGCGCGTTGCGGTAATGCGTCGCCGCCGTGACATCGCCACCGTTCCACGTCGTGCTCGTCCCGCCGGTCGGCGCCGTCTTCCACGTCCCATCGCCATACAGGGTGGTCGTGGCCGAGGCGGTGCCAGTGCCGAGCCGGGCGGGGGCGATAGTGCCAGAGACGATGTCTGCCGCCGCGTGAGTGTGGTCGGACCGGGATACGGTGGTCGCGCTGCCGGTCCCGCCGAATCCGACCGTTACCTGGATGACGTCCGGGCTGGGCTCGGTCACGACCAGCGGCGCCTTGAAGTCCAGTGTGGCGGGATTGGCGGACACGAGGCCCAGCCCCTCCCCGTAGACGTCGATGCTCTGGTTGTAGTCGCCGGTTGCCGTGCCACCCGTCGCGCCGTATCTTCCCCAGCCATTGTCCTGCTGCACGAACCGGTTGTAGATCGGCACGGTGTCCGGATGAATAGTGGGTGGGACCGACCGGAACTTGATCGTCCTGTCCTGGATGAAGTCCGTGACGTGATCCCACCACGCCAGGTATCCGTCGAACCAGTTGATCCTCGACTGCGTCGGAGACGACCCGGGATTGGGCATGGAGCCCGGCCCGGTTTCCGGCACGCTCGGAAGTCTGCCGTCGACGACAACTTGGGCGGCGGGCACGCCATCCTGCTGAAGGCGCCACTCGATCTGGTGGTTGTGCTCGTGGACGACCACGTCGGCCAGAACGTTGTTCCCGGCGTAGAAATCGTAGGTGCTGTCCCCCACGATGATCGTGGCCAGGCCGGGACCCGTCCGCCAGCCACGGGTCAGGCCATCGGCGGGGCAGTCGTAAATCGACTTGCCCTGATAGATGATCTGGGCGTCGTAGTCGTCGCCGTAGTAGGAGTTGAGCAGGATGTGCGAGGTCCCCTGATCGAAATACCCACCTGTTCCGAACGCCGTCGGGGGCGTTGCCCCGGCGGCGATGTCGGCGTCGAGGTCCCAGACGGCCGTGCGGAACACCGCCCGGACCCGCACGTCCATGACGTGACCTGCCGTCATCTCCATCAGGGCGGCGAACTGCTCGGTGGTCTTGACGGAGAAATCCCACTCCTTCGCGGTCATGGTCTTCGTGACGCCTTGGTACTTGACGGTCCTGGGGACGACGATTAAGACGTGCCACTCCATCCGGTTGCCAATGATCGACGTGCCGCCAGCGCCCGTCCCGATGGCGTTGATGACGTACTCCACGCCGCCGTCGTGCGTTCCCGGCGTGACGGAGATGCCCGTTCCCGACCGGATGTCGATGTTGTCCGGGTTGACCTTGACCAGCGCACCATTCAGGTAGGTCGTGATGACCCGCTGAAAGGTGTCGCCGCCGCCGATCGCGGCCGTGGCGCCCTGGAGCGATCCCCAGGAGTCGTCCAGATCGACGCGGGTGAACGGTACCAGCGAGGTCCGGGGGTCGATGTCCGGCACGCGGCCGTCGTCCACCAGTCCCGACAGATCGGCGGTGGCCCACCACTGCTGGAACCACGGCATCAGGCTGCGGACCGGATCGACGCCGTAGCCCGCCGCCGCGTAGCTGTCCACAGACGTGGGCGTGACGCCGTGGTCGCGCAGCACTTCCTCGATCTGGCGCATGAAGGCATGGACCATCTGGTCACTGACGCGCCCGGCCGCCCGGTCCGCGTCGTACCAGGTGTCCTCGGGATTGAGGAAGCTGTAGGGGAAGTCCCGCCGGGTGATCTCGTTGGCGGTGCTGTCCATCTGGCTGGTGCCGAGGAACAGCATCCGGCTGTCGTACGTCCTCCCCGCGTAGGTGCCCCAGAGGCTCTGGGCGCCCTGATCGGTGATCCAGGACCCGGACGTGCCGAACGCCGTCACCTCCGCCTTGCCGACCGCGATGGCCGCGTCCAGGTCCCAGGGGTCGGCCTGCTCGATCAGCCGCACCCGGCAGCCCACGCGCCCCCCTGAGGCGAGCTGGAGCAGGCCGGGGAACTGCCTCACCATGCGCAGCGCCATCGCCCGCTGCTTGCTCGACATCAGCCGGGTGGTGCCCTGCCAGCGCAGCGAGGCCGGCACCACGGCCAGCAGGTCGAAGACGGGCGCGCCGGGCAGGGCACCGCTGCCCTCGACCGACGGGGCGCTGGTCCCGGCGCCACGCTGGACCGGTCCCAGGACGAACCAGCCTCGACCGACCGGCTGGGCCATCACCTCGGTGTCGGGCGCGTAGGGGGCGCCGCCGTTGCGGGCGTAGCGCTGGTCGCCGGACTCCGCCGCCGTCTCGCCGCCGAAGCGGAGCCGCACCCGGCCCGCGACCTCGTCCACCACCCACGCCTGCACGGGCCGCAGATCGTCGCCGGTCCGGTCGGTGATCTGCTTGAGGTTCTGGAAGAAGTCGATCGCGTCCCTACTGACCATGGCTAGACGCCCTCCGTGGTGGTCACTTCGTGCCGCATCAGACCGTCGGTGGGGGTGAAGGGCAGCTCCCACGTCCGGCAGCGCCACTTCCCGGCGGCGATGGCCGTCCCCGCCGCGTTGGAAATCTCAACCCCATAGATTTCGTGCATCCCCCGGCGCGGGTCCGGCAGGGTGGTGAGCGTCAGGACGCGGTAGCGCCCGGCGGCCTCGCGCAACAGCCGGTCGGCCAGCGCGTTGGCGGCCGCCTGATCGACCAGCGTGCTGTCGCGGACGGTCCGGCTGACCAGCGTGCCGGTCGCCACGGTCGAGGTCGGCGACGCCGGGTTGGTGTTGGTCCGGACCGCGACGATCGGGGCGGCATCGGATGAACCGAACGTGTCCTTGATGACCACGATCCGGTTGACGGCCGGGGCGCCCGGGGACTTCTCCACGATGGTGTCGGTCATCAGTTCGGTGCCGGGACCGCTCCGGTACGTCACCACGGCGGCGGCGTCCTCGGCGTCCTGGTAGGGGCGGCTGGTCAGGACGCCGGTGCTGTCGGGCCACAGCCGGTACCACCCGATGCTCGACAGCAGCCCGTTGATCATGTCGAGCGCGGGCGTGCCCGCCGGAAACGACCGGGGTTCGGTCAGCCGGTGGCGGCCGCTGACCAGTCGGTACCGGAACAGCCCGGCGTAGGCCAGGATGTTGATGACGGCCTCGATGACGTCGACGCCGGAGGCGACCGTAAAAGTCCGGTCGAACGCAAAAGCGTCGAGCGTCCAGGTCAGGTCACGGGCATCGATCGTGGCCTCGGTGCCCGACCAGCGGTGGCGCTGCTCCCCCGGCGGCAGCACGGCGTAGAGCCCCACCTGCGACTCCACGACCGACCCGTCGTCCCAGACGACCCGGAGCCGGGGCGCCAGGTAGTCGGTCTGCGGCCGGATCACGGACGGGTCCCGCAGCAGGGCGCTGAACGTCATGGGGATGCGCAGGTCCTCGTTCATCGAGACCGTGCCCCGGAGCAACTGGTCGCTGATGTCGCGGACCACGTCGTTGCGGATGTTCACGATGGCGAGCGTGGCGGTCATGCGCCCGATGGACCTCATGACCGGAGCTCCTGGAAGGCGAACTGGGCGTCGATCGTGTTGCGGGACACGCGGGCCGACAGCCCCATGATTGTGCCGGTCAGCGCCAGGCCGAGATGGTTGCGATAGACCAGGGCCGCCACGCTCCCGTCGGCCCGCTCATCGGAGAGCGCCCGGATGGCCGCGAGTTCCCGTTCGGGATCGTCGATCAGCTGGTAGGTGGCACGGACGGTTCGGCTCTGGGCGCCACCGGCCAGCACGACGGGGGCGCCGCCCGACCACGGCGTCTGCATCTGGCGGTCGTCCACGAAGCCGCGTTCCGGCGACTGCACGTAGCGCAGCACCACCCGCCGGGACGGGTCCAGCGCGTCGGAGATGATGACCGCGTGGAAGCCGAGCTGGATGGGGCCGGCGTAGGCCGGGACCGATCCGACCGTGCTGATTCCAAGTAGCTGGTCCTGGGTGATGGTGTAGCTGTAGACGACCCCGTTGCGCGGGGAGGGGTCGATGTATTCGGTCTGGCTGATCGAGGTGATGCTGGCGATCAGCGTCTGGCCGGGATCGGTGGGATCGAACGGGGCGTTCCGGAAGAGGGCATACCCGCCGAACCCACTGGTCAGCGTGGACGGATTCCACGTCAGCCGGACGACCGACGGTTCCCGGTCGCCGGCGGCCAGCTCCGGGGAGGCCATGAAGCCGGTGATCGTCGGGGGCGGGGTGTACTGGAGCCGGAACGGGACGCGGGGCGAATCGCCCGTCAGACCCGCCGTGTTCGTGACCGTGACGACGAACTCGTAGTCCGCGTTGTTCGGCAGCGACGTGAGGCCGATGGAGCCCGACAGCACGGTAGTCGTGAGGACGGCGGTGGTCAGGATCGCGGTGCCACTGCCCGCCGGGTAGGTGCGGGTCTGGCGCGACTGCTGGTTGGCGACCGTGTAGGCGAACGACATGGTCGTTCCCGTGACGATCTGCCCGGACGTTGGCGTCGTGACCGCGATGACCGGCCCCTCGGCGTAGACGAAGGTCCGCTCGGCGCTGTAGGCCGTCGTCAGGACGCCGTCGGTGCCGATCGCATCCCAGCGGTACGTCGCGAAGGTGGCGATGTCGGTGGCGGTCGTCTGGTACTGCCAGGTGGTCCCGGAGACGAACGAGGCAGCCCGGGTGAACAGGACCGCTCCGGCGCTGCTCTTGATCCGGACCGACGCGCTCAGCCCCGTCGTGGGCGTGTTGTCCGGGTCCGACAGCGTGAACGTGAGCAGTGGCCGCGTGCTGGAGACCGCGCCACTGTTTGGGGCCGTGAGCACCGGGGTGGTGGGGGGATAGTTGGTCGTGAAGGCCAGCTGCCCGCTGAACGGCGACCAGACGCCGCCGGTGTCGCGACCTCGCACCCGCAGCGTGTAGGCCGTACCCCAGTCGAGCTGGGCGGTGCCGGTGTTGGTCCAGTCGGTCAGTTGTTCCAGCACGTTGTAGGTGGTGCCGGGTGCCAGCGTGCCGGACAGGATCGTGCCGAAGTCCCGCACGACCGTGCCGTTCTGGAGAATCTGCGGGTTGTAGGCGTCCTGACTGAGTCCCGAGACGTGGGTCCAGGTGGTCGGGAACGTCGTCGGCGTGCGGCTGGTGCGGCGCCCACCGCCGGTCGGCGTGGTCAGCGAGCCGCCGGGGTTGATCGTGAAGGCGGTCCAGGCGGTGTACGGGGACCAGGCGTCGAACTGGTCGGAGACCTGCGCCTGCCACTCGTACGTCGTGCCCGGCATGAGGGACCCGGAGCCGCCATAGCCCGTCGAGAAGGCCCGGGCCGTCTGTTCTGTGCCAGACGCCGAATACGTTCCCGACCAGTTGAGATTCGACGATCCGACGACGCGCATCAGGATGCGGTACTGCTTGAGCTTCTCGTTGGCCTTGTTGTCGCGCCCGTTGACCGTCTCGTTGGCGTCGCGAAAGGTGCCGGTGAAGGCCGGGGTCTGGTTGCTGATCTGCCCGACCGGGTAGAGGGCACCCGGCACGGACGGGGCCACGTTGGGATCGTAGACGACGTATGAGTCGAGGAGCCCCTGCGCACTGGAGGCCGCGTAACTCATCGGATTGAACGGACCGGTTGACGACACGTCCCGCATGTACATGAGCGCGCCGGACGCGGTCTGCCCGTGCCGGATGCCGCCCGTCGCCGCGAAGCCGACCGCGTAGGCACTGCCAGAGGTCAGCTTGACGATCGTGGTCAGATCGGCCGCGATGTCCGCGTAGGGCGTGGTGCTGTAGGTATAGGCGGTGCTCTGAGCAACCTGAGCGGTATTCGCCAGCAGCCCGGCTGGGTTGCCGTTGGCGGTGATCCAGAGGTGGCCCCGGACCTGGGCCGTCCCGCCGGCCTCCGTGCCCAGCCGGATGCCAAACTTGTGCGCCCATCCATGTTCGGGCATCGCGCCGTAGACGGATGCCCGGAGGTTCGTCGCGTTGGTATTCGTGGTGCCGGACGCGAGGGCAGCACCAGTGTTGAATCTCCCGTAGGTTGCCATCTAGACCCCCATTCCTACGGCGAAACGCGGTAGAATGGAGGCGCGCGAAGACCTCGCGGCTGCTGTCACAGCCCGAGGCATGGCACTCAGTCCTAGGGGGACATCATGCCCGATCACGATACCACGATCCCGTTTGGTTACTGCGAGTGCGGCTGTGGAAACAAGACCACGATAGCGTCGTACAACTCCTCCAAGGCAGGCGTGACGAAGGGTCAGCCCCGACGGTTCATTTGCGGTCACAACAACTATCTGAACATTGTTCCGAGAGAGAATTTCCCGCTGAATCCGTCGGGTAAGTGCATGTGCGGCTGTGGCAATGACACCGCCATCATCACGACGTTGCGGCGCGATCGAGGTCTTTGGCCCGGAGACCGTGCGTGCTTCATTCGCGGCCATGCGAGGGCCAAAACGCCCGTAAGTGATGTTGACTACATCATTGATTCCGAAACCGAATGTTGGGTCTGGCAGCGTGGAATAAACGAGAAAGGGTATGGATCGATCTTCACACCCGATGGGACGCGTACGGCTCATCGGTATTACTTCGTCCTGCATAAGGGGTCGATTCCTGAAGACCTCGAAATCGACCATCTCTGCGTCAACCGAAGGTGTGTCAACCCAGCCCATCTTGAGGCGGTGACCCATGCCGAAAACCTCCGACGGGGATGGGAGCGGCGACGGGCACTCAAAGACGCGGCATAGTTCGGCCATCTAGTACGCCCCTCCCGGATTTTGGCCGCCGAAGACCAAACTCATGGCGGTCGGCAGGTCATTGACGAACCGGCTCAGCCGGACCATCTCTTCGGCGTCCTTCACCGAAACGGTCATGGTGTTGTACTGGGTGAGGGTGTAGGTGTTCTGGGGCTTGCTGGTAGACACCGGGGCCGCGACGGGTGCGGGGGTCGAAGCTACGGGCGTGGACGCCATCGTGGGTGGTTGCCAGCCGGTTCCCCAGAACTTCTTCGGGTCGAGGATGAGGCTCCAGTCCTCGGCAATCGCGCCCCCAACGGTCTTGGCGATCTCCAGGAGCCGGGCCTGCGCGTTGGCCTCGGTCCCGGCCAGGGCCTTGCCGATCTGACCGACGATATCGGTCGGATGCTCGATGAATGCCTGGAGCCGAGTCGCCTCGTTGATGAGTCCCTGCATACCGGCGGACACCCCACGGTCCAGGTTGCGAATGAGCCCGTCCAGTTCCTTCCAGGGCTGGAAGTAGGCCGCCTCCTCGAACGTCACCTTCGTGCCGTCTTTCAGGGACGCCGCGATGGCCTCGAATGGCCCCATAGTCGCGGGGATCTTCCCGAGCCCAGCTGCCGCGGCGAACATGGCCCGTGCCGAGTCGGCCAGCGGACCGAGGGCCGCCCGGAGCTGGTCGGCCCCGAGGTTCTGGCCGACCAGGGCCTTGAGTTGGTTGCCGAATCCCCCGAGGTCGCCGAGCCCGTACTTGCTGGCCAGACCGGACGCGACCCGGGAGATGTCGGCAACGGTCTGGCCGAACCCACTCATCCCGGAGTAGTCTCGTGCGGTGCCGCGCCCCACCGTCGCGCTGTAGTCCTCGAACTGGCTCACCTTGAACCCGTCTCGACGAAGCGAGTCAATGTTGGCTGCAAGCTGAGCGATGTACGCCTTCTCTTGCGCACCGCCGTCCCAGCCACCGTCCTCGATCTTGCCCTGCAAGGTGTCGAGTGACCGGAGCAATGCCAACTGCTGATCGTTCATCATCGATGCGGCCTGGGCATCCTGCGGACCGTAGCCATTCGTTCTCTTGAAGTCGAAGTACTGATCGTGTGTGACCGCGCCAGGCTGACCGATAGCCAGCATCTTTTCCCCGACGCCCATCCACTTTTGGGCCTGTGCCCATGCCGCGTCGGCAGCCGCCAGAGACGATTGCGCGATCCCACCGAATTGAGAGCGAAGCATGTCAGCCAGCCGGATCAGATCGGCCTCCACCGGATCGAAGACATTGGCGAATGCCCCCTTGTCCGAACCGGTGGCGATCAGGTTCTTCAGGGCGCGGAAGGTGCTCTCGAACACGTTGGCCTGCCCCTCGAACGGGGCCAGTGCCTTGCCGATCTGCCGTGTGAGCTCCGAAATCATCTGGTTGGGCAGATGGGCTAGCACGTCACTGTTCCACTCGCCACCCTGGAGCACCGCCGCCAGCGAGTCCCCGATGACCTTCATGGTGTCGGTCAGATTGGTCGTGGTTCGGAGATCTGCCCCGGAGGCCGACTGGCGCCAGTCGGCCCCTTGTAGGTTGGCAAAGAAGTTCCCGCGTCCGGTCGGCCGAGGCCCCGATCCGGCGTAGGAGTCGATCGCCGCCACGATGTCGCGCACGCCGCCCAGCCCCTTGAGTGCGGACTCGACCGTGCCGATCATGGCGGTGGCCGATGCGCCGACCGCCGTCACGGTGCTGTCGAGTCCGACGATCAGGCCCTTGCCGAGGTAGGAGCCGATCGCCTGCGTCATCTGGGACGGAGACCGGATCATGGCCTTCTTGCGCATGGCCCCATCGACCTGCGAGATCAGGGCGGCGGCATAGGCTCCGACTTCCTGCTGCATCGACGCAAGACCATCGCGCAAACCGGCCCCAACGTTGACGCCGACGCTGTACGCCTTGTCGGCGGCGCCGCTGTTGCTGATGTTGTTCTTGACGCCGGTCATCATCTCGGCGGCCTTCTGGGCGCCGCCGATGGACATCGTGCCGAGCTTCGCGACCACGTCGCTGGACGTCGTCGAGGCGGCGCTGGTGGCCCCGGTCTTCAGACTGGCGAATGAGCCGAGCGACTGGCTGCTGAGGGCGTTGACGTGGCCGAGGCCCGTGCCCTTCATGGCGCCAAGGCTTGCGCTCACGCCGGCGTTCAGGGCCGTCGCGGACCCGGACGCGCCGAGCTGCATGTCGGCGAACCGGGTCTTGACGTCCACGCCGAGCCCGGTCGATTCCAACAGTCCGCTGGCGTGGAGCTTCGCGAACTCGCCCGCCGACAGGGTGGACAGCCCCGTGACCTGTGGCAGGCTCTCGGTCGCCATCCCGGTGAGGGCCGCGACCACCCCGGTCTTCATGGTCTCGCTGCCGGTCTTGATCCCGGTCATGACCTCGGCGAAGGCGGTCTTGGCGGTGTTGGCCTGCTCGATGAAGGTCGCGAACAGATCGCTGCCGCCGCCAAGCGAGCCGAAGTCCGGCATCTGCTGGCCAGCGAACTTGTTTCCTCCGCCGCTTCCACCGAGGTGTGACCGATTGTTCCAAGCGTCCTGCGCCCCCTGAATCTGTTCCGGGGTCATCCCGCCCGCCGGTGGCACCCACCCAGCGATCGGGTCTTTCACGGCGGACGTTATCCCGGAGATGTCCGGCAGGATGCCGAGGATGGCGCTCAGGATCTCGTCCTTTGACGGCCAGCTAAACGACGGGATGTCCGGCCAGGGGATCGCATCAACGATATTCTGAACACCGGGCCAGGAGAACGCGGGGATGGCGGGCCAGGAGAGGTCCGGAACGAAGTCGCCCCAGTTGATCGAGGTCACATAGTCGATGAGCTTGACGGCCCCGGAGATGAACGACGACCACGCCAGCTTCGCGATGTAGGTCGCCACGTCAATTGCGCCACTTACGAAGCTGCCCCAGTCCAAGCTCTTGATGAAATCGACCACGTTGACGATGCCCGTAATGAACGATGACCAGGCGAGTGAGCTGATGTAGCTGACGATACTGATGGAGCCACTGATAAAGGCGCCCCAATCGAGCGACGCAATGTAGGACGCGATGGCAACCGATCCGGAGATAACGGTAGACCAGGCGAATGCCGCGATCTTCGTGGCGACATCAACGGTTCCGGAGATGAACGATCCCCAATCCAGCGAGGCGATGTAGTCCCCGACCGCGACGGCGCCGGTGACGAACGTCGTCCAGGCCAGCGCGGCAATGTAGGTCGTGACGTCAATCGCCCCGGAGACGAAGCTGCCCCAATCCAGGCTCTTGATGAAATCGACCACGTTGACGATGCCCGTGACGAACGATGACCAAGCGAGGGAACTGATGTAGCTCACGATGCTGACCGTGCCGGAGATGAACGATGCCCAATCGAGACTGGCGATATATGTGCCGACCGCAACCGAACCGGAAATGACCGTCGACCAAAGGAATGACCCGATCTTCGTCGAAACGTCGACCGTGCCGGAAATGAACGCGCCCCAGTCAAGCGAGGCGATGTACCCGCCAACCGCGACGGCCCCAGTGACGAAGGCGGACCACGAGAGCTTGGCGATATAGGTCGCAACGTCCACCGCGCCCGAGACGAAGCCGGCCCAGTCGAGACTCGTGATGAAGTCCACCACGTTGACGATCCCAGTCACGAAGGCCGACCACGCCAGCGTCGAGACGTACTGCGCGATCGCGATGGTGCCGCTGATGAAGGCGCCCCAATCGAGGCTCGTGATGAAGTCGGCAATGGCGACGGCGCCCGTGATGACCGTGTCCCAGGCAAAGGATGCGATCCTGGTTCCGACATCCACGGCGCCGGAGATGAACGCCCCCCAGTCGAGGTCGGTGATGAAGTCTGCGAGCTTCAGGACCCCATCGACGAAGGCGTCCCATGCGAGGCTGGCGACGTAGCTGACCCATTCGAGCGCCGGGATGAACGCCGACCAGTCGATGTTCGTGATCGCGTCCCAGGCGAGCTCCAAGCCCGACTGGATGCCCTGCCAGACCCCCTCCAACGCCGAGCGGACCGAGCTGACCAGCGCCGACCAGTCGATCGCGCCGAGCTTGTCCGTCAACCAGTCCCAGAGATTGGTCGCGCCGGCCTTGAGGACCGACCACGCCGCGGTGAAGCCGGTCTTGAGGGCCGACCCGATGGTGCCCCACGGGATCGCGTTGAAGGCGTCCAGCAACAGGGTGCCGATGACGTCGGCGGCGGTGCCAAGGGTGCCCAGCAGGGCGGACCAGGCGTCCTGCAACCCGTCGAAGACGCCGGACCAGTCGCCCCGCAGGAGGGCCGAGAACGCATCCCAGAGCCCGGTCAGCACGCCGATCAGTTGCTCGCCGACGACGTAGACGCCGACGAACACGTCCCGCAGACCCGGGAAGGCCTGGGACAGGGCGAAGACCGCGGCCTGGACGGGGTTGGCTCCCCGTTCCCGCAGATACCGGAAGGCATTGGTCAGGGTGTCGACCGTCTCACCGACCCAGGTGAAGACCTTGCCCAGGGTCCGGACCACGGTCCCGACGATCGGGATGTCCCGGGTGACGTTCGTGATCGCCTGGCCGATCCCGCGGAAGATCAGGCTGAAGGCGTCGCGGACGTCCCGTAGCTCGGACGGGATCGCCCGGATGACCCCCATGAAGCCGCCCTTGCTCCAGGCGGCCGAGAGATCGTGGGCGGTGTCGACCAACTTGCCGAGGCCGTGCATGATCGGCTGGAGAGCGCCACTGAACTGGCTCAGCCCGGCCTCGGCGTTGCCACTGGAGAAGATGTTGCCGAGCCAGTCCCACGCCGCCTGGACCTGGTCGACGAAGCTCTGGACTTGCGGCGCGATCCTGTCCAGCCAGCCGGCCAGCGAGGCGAAGAACGGGATGTCGCCCCCGCCGATCCCGCGAATGGCGGCCGCCAGCGCATGGATCACGGACTCGACGACCTGCATCGGTTGTGTGACTGCCCGGAAAGCCGTCGTCATGTTTCCGGCGAGGTCGTGGATCGGCGTCATCACGCCGCCGGAGGAGAAGAAGTTGAAGGCGTTCTTGAACCGGTCGATGAAGCCCGTGACCTCGTCGACGATGCCGTTGAACGCGTCCTTGACCGTGCTGCCGACCGCTCGGACGGCATCGCCGAAGCCGAGGAAGTTCGTCTTGTAGGCGATCCCCAACCCGACCAGGGCGGCGACGATCAGGCCGATCGGCCCGGTGACGGCCAGCATCGCGATCCGGGCCACCCGGAAGCCGTTGGCCAGCGGCCCCATCATGGAGCCGATCACGACCAGCGCCGGACCGACGGCGGCGGCGATCCCGGCGATCACGACGGTGATGGCCTTGGCGTGCGGCGACATGTCGGCCATCACGCCGATGACCTTCTGGAAGCCGCCGACCATCTTGAGCGCGATCGGGAGCAGCACCTGCCCGAACTGGGCGGCTACGTCCTTGAGTTCGGCCTTGAGGATGCGCTGCTGGTTGGCCAGTCCGCCGGACGTGCGGGCGAAGTCACCCTGCGCGGCGTTGGCCGAGCCGGTCTCGTCGGTGAGCTGCGACATGATGAAGCCGGAGCGGGCGGTTTCGAGCTGCTGGGTGGTCATGGCGCCATTGCCATCCCAGATGCCCTGCTCCAGCGCGTAGGCCTCCACCGTCGCCTGGTTCATGATGATGCCGTAGCGTTCGAGGGCGTCACCCTCACCCCGCAGTCCGGCGGTGATCGCGCCCAGCGCGTCTTCGGGCGACGTGTTGTAGAAGCTGGCGAGGTCGGCGGCGGCCGTCACGGTCTGGTCGGCGAAGGTGGCGGTCTGCGCTTCCGTCAGGCCCATCATGTTGCCGTAGGCCGCGAGCTGCGTGGTGGCGGACAGGTACTGCGTCTGCGACATGCCGACGGCGGTAGCGGCGTTGCGGCTGGTGTCGATCACGGTCTGGGCGGCGCTGCCGTAGACGGTGGTGACGGCGGACAGCGCCTCGTTGGAGTCCGAGGCCATCCCGACGATGCCGGTGCCAAGGGCGAGGATCGGCGCCGTGACACTGGCAGTCAGACCCAGCCCGACGCCCCGGATCACCTGCCCGGCGGCGCCGAACCGCTGCCCGCCGGTCTGCGCTTGCTGCCCAGTGGTTTCGACGGCGTTGCCGACCCCCCGCAGATCGGCCGTGGCCTGCTGGGCTCCCTGCGCATTGATGGCGATTTGCAAGGATGCGGCGGTGATCAAAGAATTGCCTCTCAGCAAGTGCGCAGAGCCTGATCGGCTACTGTCCGCACTTGCTCAGAGGCAATTCCCCGTAGGGTCGGAATGATCCCTAGTATACCCTAGCGTGTCACTAGGCCGCCTCTTTCATGGCCTCCCGGATGCGTTGCGCCATCTCCGCTCGATAGTGGTCTAGCTGATCAGGCAATTGAGCACCCTTCTTGCTGTTACAGGACCGGCAGCACGGCCGAATGTTCTCCGTCACATGGAGTCCACCCTTGCTCATCGGCACCACATGGTCGTAATTGTGGTTCGTCGCATCGAGGGGGGTGTCACAGATGTAGCACACGCCACTAGTCGCTTGATCGACTCGTGTCCAGTCGATCGGAGCGATAGCTGCCCGCGCCTTTCTCTCTCGATATGCCGCACTGATACGCTCGCTACGCTCGGGATTGTTCAATCGCCACTGCTTCGCCCTGACTGCTTGCTTCTCTTTATTCGCCGCACGTCGCTCGGCGCCTGATCGCAACCGGGCGGGGCTCTGATTCTCCCGTCGCCACTTCGCCCGTCGTTCATCCGGTGGCATGGCTTCCCGACGCTGACGGTCGGCCTCCCGACGTTCTTCTTGATGCTCCTCGTTGTAGCGTCGGCCCCGCTCCCGCTCTCGCTCGCGATTGGCCTCGTGATACGCCGCATATCGTTGTTTCGTTTCTTCGGGGTGCTTCGCTGCCCACTCACGCTGGACAGCACACGCCTTCTCGGGATTGGCCCGGTACCGATCCCGACTGTACTGGACCTCACAGGTGTGGCATTTCGCTGACATTCGGCCACCACGCATCGGGTACTCGGACAGCGGCTTGATCTCTTTGCACCACCGGCACCATCGGACACCGCCAGCATTGCGGGCGATCTCTTTAGCTTGCATCGTTGCGCGCCGGCCGTCCTGCTGGCACGATGGAGAACAGTAGCGAAGGTTCTTCCATCTCAACGGCGAGAGATCGGATGCGCGGGGGAATGGCTTGCCGCAGTAACCGCACGGCTTGGTCTCGATTGACGTATCATCGGTGAGCATGAGGTGCTCCTAACACTGAATGCGCGACGGGGTGTGCATCAACACACCCCGTCACTATTTTACCTGATTTCGGTGACTTTTGGTCACGCAGCCGCTTGATTGGCATGCGGCTGCGACCGGTGAACAATCCGATCATTCAGCTCGATCCATACCCCATCCTCCATGTCCCAGCGGTGATAGACCTCGACGCGGTAGGTCCCCTGAGACATCGCTCTGCCGCACTCCCGGCACTTGATTTCCACGATGGTTCCCAGCGCCTTCGCATGCCGAGTCCTTGAACAGCGCAGGTCGGTCACGTCTTCCTCCCCTGCTGCTCCTGGGCCTCGTGGCGGGCGTGACGGATCATGCGCCAGTAGGCGACGTAGTGGGCCGGCCAGTCCTGCAACGCCATCGGGCTAATGTGGAGCGATTCGGCCAGCAGCAGCTCGTCGATCTCGGGGGGCAGCGGTCGGGAGCGTCCGGCTTCGACCTCGACCTCGTACATCGCGGGGTCCGTGAAGGCCCACGTTACGAGGGCGAGGTCCCCGGGTTTGGGTTGATGGCCCCCGAGATCGCCTCGAACAGGTCCTTCACGTTATTGACGCCGAGATCTTCAATGGTCTGGGAGGTCATCGGCAGGACGTTCCCGTCGTCGTCGGTCATGTCCCAGGAGTCCATGGGCTGGAAGAACAGGTCGGTCATCCGGTCGATGTCGCCCAGACGGGTCGCGTCGGCCATGTCTTTCTGGAGCCGGTAGGTGAACTTGTTGACGTCGATCCGCATCGTCAGGACATCGCCGTCCCCGAAGTCGACCACGGCATCCTTGAGGTAGGGGCGGTTCTTGAGCTTGCTGAGCTTGGGCATGGTCTGCGGTCTCCGGTCGCGCTCACGGCGCGTGGTCATCAGGTGGTGCCAGGGACGGTGCGCACGGCGGGAGCACCCGGTCCGCCGTGCGCCGAATCGCTAGAGACCGGTGACGGCATTCACAAGGACCAGCTTCGACACGTTGGTGCTGACATCGTCGACGGCCAGGGTGAAGCTGAACGGGACCGACACGGCCGGGCTGTTGGGCGCGGCGCTGTACTCGCCGATGCTGGTCACGCGGACGCAGTAGTCCACCACCATGCTGAAGGGGATGGCTCCGGCGATGATCGGCCCGATCGACTCGATCCGAATGAACTTCAGGTCGCCAGCGTTGAAGGTGTTGAGCAGGCTGAGAGCGGTGGCGTCGAACCCGACCCGCAGGTTGCCGCTGTACTCGGTGGACTCGGCCTCCAGCACCTCGGAGAACGACGACAGCGCCCGGTTGATCGCCCAGTCGGGGGTGTACTTATCCCCCATCGTCAGGCCGCCCTCGTAGGCCGCCAGGAGCTGGGTGGTGCCGAGCGCGGCCCAGGTGTTGTCCATGTAGATGTTGAACTGCCGGCCGGCCATCGGTCGCGTGCCGACGTCGGTGATGGCGCCGGACGCGGGAAAGGCGATGCCGGTCTTCGGCATGTAGGACATGGCGGAACTGGTCAGCGACAGGGCGCCCCGGGCGATGGAGACGCCGAAGGTGTTGAACAGGAAGTGCGGCAACTGGAGCGCCTGGACCGCGTCGCCCCAGAAGCCGGTGAACGTCACCCGCGGATCGGCGGAATAGGCGTTCAGGGTGTAGGTGTGGGTGTAGGTCCCGACGGCCGCCGCCGCCCCGGCTACCGAGACGGGGGCGCCGTAGCCGCCGGTCGCGGCCCAGGTGGCGCCGTTGTAGTCCAGGATCGTGTCGATCCCGATCGTGCCCATCTCGGTGTTGGGGACGCGGGCGGTGTTGACCTTCGAGCCACTGGCCTTGAAGTCGTCGCCCTCGATCGCGTAGCCGACGGTGCCCCGGAGCGACTGGACGCGCTTGAACCCGGTCGTGGCTGGCGTGCCGGCCGTGGCCTCCCGGGCGAGGACGAGCTGCTGGTTGGTCATCGATCGTGCTGGCATCGTGGTGCTCCTCAGGAGTGAGGGCACCGGGCATTAAGAAGCCACCGGCCACGATCTCGGTTGTCAGACGGTTAGCGGACGATCGTCACGCGATGGCGGCATCGTGGGCAGGTCAGGGTCAGCCGACCTTCGAGCGATTCGGCGATGGCCTTGCGACACTCCGGACAACGGACAAGATCAGTCGACAGGTCCGTGGGCAATGACGCCGGGTCTTTCATGGGGCCGCCGAAGTCAGCCCACGATGGATCAATGATGACGTCCAACGGTCCTTTGGCGTTCAGGACCAGCTCGATGTTCGCTAAGGATCGTGCTGGCATCAGGCGCCTCCTCGCAGGCATTCCACGGAATACAGCGTGCCGAGCTGCCGGGAGATGTCCGCGCCGTCCAGCAGGGTGGTCAGCGGGTACTCGCCCAGCGGCGTGAACGTGACCTGGAAGGGCAGGTCCTCCCAGACGTAGTCGATCGGGCCGGCCGTGAGGAAGTGGTCTAGTTGGGCGATGGCTGCTGCCCGGATCGGGCCGGTGGATTCGCCCCCGCAGATCAGCCGGACCGCGAACCGCATGGTCTCGGAACTGATCTCCCCGCTCCCGATTGGTTCGGTCGGGTAGCTACTCTGCTCCGGGTGGAACAGCAGGAAGGGGACGCGGTAGGTCTGGGGCGCCACCATCAGCCCGTGAATGCGCGTCCCGACCGCCGCCGTGACCGCCGGCAGACCTGACAGTTCGCGGTAGAGCAGCGCACTCACGACCTCGGTGCCGAACAGGGCGCCACTCATCCCCTAGCCCTCCACCAGCCGCGCCAGATCGTTCCGGACGCCCGGCACGGCCTGATCGAGGCCCATGCGGGCGTAGGGCCGGGCGATCATCGTGGCGGTCCCGTCGTGCACTGCGGCGGCATAGTCCTGATTGAACGTCAGGGTCGCGTTCAGATCGCCGGACGTGGCCAGTTCGACCGTACGGTTGCCGCGCAGGGCGCCGCTCAGGACCGGGACCAGCGGGACCGACGCCGCCTCGGCCGTCAGGATGCCCCGGTTGATCACGTCCACGATCCCGCGATCGAGGCCGCTGGCGATCCTCGGGAAGTCGTTGCGGATGACCGTGACGGTGGCATTCATGCCGCGTCACCGGCCGGCTCAGGCGTCACGGGGTCGGGCTCAGACTTTGGCGCCTTCGATGCCTTTGGAGTGGACTTGGGGGCGGACCTGGAGGCAGGTGCCTCATAGTCACTACCATCGGTATGCGAGATGACCTTGTAGTTGCCGTAGAGCTTGTCGGCCACGGTGACGCTGGGGACGCCGTAGCGGGTGCCCTTGACGTCGGTGCCGTGATCGCGGGTCAGCTCGATGATGATGTCCTTGCTCATGGCGTGGTCTCCTTCTCCTCCAGGTTGGCGGTCGCGAACGCGGCGAAGTGGCCGCCTCGCTGCACGCCGGTGATGCCGAACGTGCGGCCCGCCACCCGGAGCGTGTCGTTCGGCGTGGCGACCGTCGCGAACGGCAGGGTCATCGTGTAGGCGGACGTGGCGCCGATGGCCTCGCTCTGCACCGCCTCGCCGGTCAGGACGTTGCGCACGTCCAGTGAGCCGTAGCCGGTCTCTACGGTGGCCTCGACCATCGTGCCGGTGCCGTAGCCGGTCTCGGTCCTGACGGTCCGCACCAGTTCGTAGGCGTCCTTGTGAGTGGCCTCACCGATCACCTGCTGGGTGGCGCGGCCCTTTTCCCTGAGGTCAGCGATCAGATTCGCCACGCCGGGCGGGAAGTAGGGCGTTACCATCGGTCCGACCAGCCGGTGTACTCATCGGTGACGGAATCGCCGCCCGACCAGTCCAGCTCGATCGCGCCGATGCCGGGGCCGCTGGTGATCGCGTCGGCGCCGGTTCCACCCGCGACGGCGGCGCTCCCCGCGAGGAAGATGGCCGCCTCGCGAGCATCCGTCAGCAGCTTCTCGATCTGCGCCTGTGACTGGCTGAGCCGGTAGGAGTCGCCCGCGATCCCGACGTCGAACCGCAGGGCGATCTCGTCGCGGATGCGGAGGAGGACGTGATACCGGACCAGCGCCATGTACGCGGCCTCGATCCCGGCGGCGTCGGTCTCCGGGATCGTGACCAGCTCCATCGCGGCCTCGGCGGCGTCAAGCGGTTCCTTCAGGGAGCCGGACGTGTCCAGTGGCACGAAGGTGTCGTCAGGATTGCGACGCGGGAAACCCGCCGTGGCCAGCGGGGCCGAAAGAACCGCCGCGACGTAGATGACGGCATCCTCCCGGTCGGCCATCGCCTACGCCACCTTTCGGTCGGCGAAGAACTTGTGCATGTCCACGACACGAGACGTCGTCATGGCCAGCATTGGGCCGGTGCCGTCGGTGCGTTCGACAATTTCATACTTTTCGACAGCAACCGTGATCGTGGCTAGGATGCCGTGATCAGGGTCGTTGACGAGCGTAGTGGCCTTGATGCGACCGGTCAGGTGTGCGCTGTCATTCGGTCCCTTGCCGGGGATAACGAATGTCGCCGGATCGTTCTTCATCACTGATTCCCCTCCCGTGCCGCGGTGATCGCGTCCACGACCGCCGCCTTGTTGGGCAACTTGTCCGGTGCGTCGATGTCGAGGCTGGTGGCCAGGGCGTCGAGCTCGTGGCGGGTCATGGCGGAAAGATCAGGTGCGTCGTCAGTCGGTGGGCTGGCACCGGATTCCGGCGCCAGCACCGCGACGATCGCCTCCAGGTTAGCCGCGACGGCCTTGTCCATCGCGATCCGTTGCTCCGGGAACCATGCGTCCTCGGGATAGCCCACACCGTAGAGATCGCTTACCGCAGCATGGTCGGCCAGCGCTACCACGGCGAGACGGACCCGCTCATCGATAGACTCCTGTTCCGCCATCAGTTCGGCGGTCGGTCCGGCAGGATTCGCCGCCGTGACCAGGCGTTCCAGCGTATCGGCCAGCGCCTCTCGCTCAATGACAGCCCGTTCATCGGGAGAGGCAACCCGTGGGACGACTACAGCCGGGGGATCGACCCCGCGCTCCTCACAGAGCGCGGTGATCGCCCGACGCAATCGATCATCAGCGCTAGCCCGTCGGGTGAGGAGGCCTTCGAATGTGGCCATTGGAGCACTCCTAGTTCACGCCAGCGAGATCAGCCGGTCGGGTGTAAGCGGCAACGCCCATCTGGGTGATAAGCGCTCCAACGCGATTCCAGGCACCGAACCCGGCGTAGCGGTCGTACTGACGCTCCCAGTACGGATGGTCCTCGCGATCGGCTCGGGCGAAGAATCCCTGAAGGTTCGACTCCGGATCTTGCCGCATGGCCAGGGCCGGCTTGCCGTTTTCAGGCAGCGAGAGAATGTACTCGCCGTTCCCGATCTCGTTCAGTGGCTCGTACCGGGCAACCCAGACACGAGATCCCCGCAGGTAGCCCATCACCTCACCGAACGGGACCGCCGGCGCCGAGCCCACGAGCTGGTCAGCATTGGCACTGATCGCGATGGTGGTGTCGGGCAATTCGTAGAATCCCGTGAGGTTCTGAATAACCGGCAGCAGGTCGTCAGACACGAAGCTGGTCACCCGACCGCTGTTCTCCGAGGAGTGCTCGAGCAGGTCCTTGCGAATGCTGGCGAACGGGTTGTTGATGTCCGAAATCGTGCCGGACATGGCCTGCAGATGGTTGTCGGTCTCGACACCGGCGACCCGGTTGACCTGATAGAGGTTGCCGTCGCCATTGGCCAACGGCTTGACCGGCAGGGCGCCGTGCTCATCGTCCAGGAACTCGTACTCTGCATTCGCGAAGAAGGCGGAGAGGAACTGGTAGCGAAGCCAGTTCAGGTCGTCATTGACGAAGTCAGACATGGTGTTGAAAATGTCCTGGATGGTCCGCTTCTGGCGTGCGCGATAGCTCCCACCGACCGCATCAGCGCCACCCCGGAGCGGGAGGCCGATCGAGTACTCGGTGCCAGCCGGGCGTCGCCGCGGAATGGCCCGGCCATACTCATCGGTTGGCTGGAGCATGCCGGTACGGCCTCCAACCTTGTAGGTCTTGATGTAGGACGTCGTGACGAACGACAGGCGGTTCAGGAGTTCGTTCGTCGTCCCGTTGTGCTCCTCAAGCGTCAGCCGGGCGGCCTCTTCGACGATCTCTCGGTTGCGCGGGTCGAGCGCAAGTTCGTCCATGCGGTCAGCGACGCGATGAAATCCGTACAGGTCTACGGCCATGTGTTTCCTCCCTGGGGATCACCCCGGACTAGAGCGTGACCTTCAGGAGCTTGGCCGGAGACCCGGTAGCTCGGTCGTGACCGAAGACGGGCAGAACGTATCCAATGACCGTCGGGACGGTCCCGGCAACATCACTGACCCGACCCGCCGTATTGGATAGATAGACCGGGGCGCCGTACGGCAACGCATCGAGGATCAGTCCCTCGATGACGCCTCGATTGACCACAGTGACCCCGTTATTGGCTTTGACCGACCGCAGGGCAATACCGCGGACCGCTGCGTTGGCGGCGGTACCCGCTGCGGCGTTCATCCATCGTCCGGTGGCGGGGTCAAGGCGGACAGGAGCCCCCTCGACGATGTCCTCGCCGGCATTGACGGTGTGCTGCTCGCCCTTGACGGCCAGATGGACCATCGGCTTGGTGGCAGTGGTCAGCGTGGGATAGCTGACGGTTCGGACCGCGATGTCGGCCATGATGTCTCCTGTTCAGGTGGCCCCACGACCAACGAGCGGTCCGGGGGTTACAGTCGCGTGCGCTGCCGTTGTCGGAGCCGGGCCGCGTCGTCCGCCGCGTCGGCGGTCGGGCCGGTGGCGTGGGGATTGGGGCCGTTGCCGTCGCGGGGCCGGGACTTTGCCAGCTTCTCGGCGGTCTTCTGGGCCTTCGCAAGCCATTCCCGCCGGGTCAGCAGGTCGCCGCCGGGTGCCAGGTCGCGCAACTCCTCCGGCAGGGCCTTGACCGATGCCGTGTAGTCCGCCTCGGCCTGATCCTCGAACGCCTTGAGTCGGGCCGTCAGGTCGTCGTTCTGCTGTTGGAGACCATCCCGGTCCGTCGACAGCGTCGTGATCTCCGTCAGGCGCTTCTCGGCCAGTTCCTCGAACTTGCCCTGCTGCTTGGCCTCGTCGTCCGCCCGCCTCTGCTGGTCGGTCTTGAGGGCGTCAAGCTCACGCTGGGCGTCCTTGGCCGCCTTGCGTTCCTTGGCGAGGGCGTCCTTGAGTTCCTGCCGGTCATCCGGCTTGGTCTCGGTGGTTTCGGTCTTCGTCTCGACCGTCTCGGTGCCGGTAGCGGCTCCCCCGCCTGATCCCGCGCCGTCGTCAGCAGAGAAGAACATCCGACCGTAGAAGGGCTTTGGCATCCCGCCTCATCCTTGTGGTGGCTGGCATCCCGCCGAGCCGGGCAAACAACAAAACCCCACCGAAGTCGGCCTGCGAGAGGCGCGAATCAGTGGGGCTGCAAGAGCCGCGATATCCAGTTATGACGATGCAAGTATATCAGGTCATGGCAAGCGCCTGACTAGGCGATCACGACCGGCCGAGACCAACCAGTTTGTACCACGCACTTTCTACCGAGGCTTGGACGGCCGCACCGCTGACTCCCATTTGCTTGCCGATCGCACCATAACTCATGCCATCGACGAACAGGCGCACTCGTTCGGGCTGACGAATTGCGGGAATCGCGAAGACATCCGCAGCATCACCGGTATAGCGATTCTTCATGTCCCGCAAACTATCCCGAACGAATTGCACCTTCATCATTCCATCATGGTCATCCTTGCGAAGTTGTCGATACTCAGCAATCTCCCACGGGATGCCTGGATACGCAAAGGGAATGACGTCGTGATCGTCCAGACGCTTTTGGATATCCCTGCTTACTTCACCGATAAGCCGGACGAGATATTCGCTCGCATCATGCTGGGCGCGTCCAATAGGTCGTCCGGCCTCGATTCGTTGCTGATAATACTGTTGTCCCTGCTCAGACAGGATTGGAAGGAGTCGTTCAACCATGTCGGCAACGACGTCCGCAACGAATCGGTCTTCCCCGGTCAAGTCTCCCATTGTCTAGTCTCCCCCATGAAGTGATGCCGTGTCGGAAAGTGTAGTGATCAACGGACTGTCTTGGTGCGATGCCGGTTCTGTCTCGCGTTGACCGCGCTCATGCCGCCTCTCTCCCGATCTCCCGTGCCACATCCCGCCGGCACCGACTGTTCCGGCAGCGCCACCGCAGGACGCTGCCGACCTGCGCCTCGCACAGCACCTTCCCACACGACGGGCAACGAACGACCACCCAGACGGGTGGCGGGAAGGGCAACGGCTTCGGTGGCTGCTCGGTCATGCCGACTTCTGCTTTCCGGCCGCCGCTCGCTCACGCGCCAACCACAGATCCTTGCGAAGCCGCTGATGCTCCTGATCCATCTCCCATTCGATCTGATACAGCCTGACCATGCTCGTCGCGTGTGGATCGCCACGGGCCACGTCACGGAATGCTTCCGACCGGATGGCATGCTCACGAACAACGCTGCGACCGCCGGTGAATATGACTCCGAGTGTGGCCCCGCCGGTGAGCCCGACAAAAAGGAGGTTCCAGTCCATCTACGCCAATTCCTTGGGCGACTCAACGAACGTCGTCTCAACTGGCCGACGGCCAATCCATCCACCGAGCCAGTCATGGAGTGCTCGCGCTTGCTGTTCCGTGAGGGAACAGGCATCCATGCCGGCCCAGTTGTTGTATATCTCCAACTTGCCTGCCTCCTCATAGTCCGTATGGATGGTCAGGTCATAGGTCTTGAACGTATCATCGTCGGTCTTTATTTCGTCCACGTCGATATTCATACCGCCTTCTCCGATCCCTGTAGATACCTGACCCTCAACCGATCCATCAGGTACATATTGGCGTGATTCATCTTTCCCGCAGCGGCCTCCAGGTCCTTCAAGGCGTAATAGACCATCGTGGATTCGATGGTGTCACCATGGCGTTCTTGAATCACTTTCAGGCGATCCCGAAGAGTGAAGATGTCCTGAACAATCGGCCCGATCGCCTCATTCGATTGAATGTCCGGGTCATTGAGATCCACGTCCTCCATCTACGCTGCCTCTCCCACTCGTTGTGCCGTCACTTCCCCGTCCAGGTGCCCCACCATGTAGGCGCGGGTCGCCAGTCGGCCCAGCACCCGCCGCACGTCCGACAGGTCCACCCGGCCATCAGCGGCGGGCAGGCGTCCGAGCGGCTGCGGATCGTCGGCGTAGAAAATCGACAATATCTCGTCTGCCTCGTCGAACTCGATGGTCAGGGCGGTCATGCGGCCTCCCGTTTTGCTGCTGACCATTGAAGGGTCATCAGCGTGTCCCGATCCCAGGCATCACCGCATCGCGCTCCCGACGAAGGTCGTCAATGAGTTCGGCTTGCGTGAGCCCAGCGTCTTGAGCGACCCAGATCGTCGACATGATGCGCATAGCCAACCGCACCGCCGGCGTTCTATGCATGGTGGCCGGGGTGTCGCAGTCAACGTCGAACGTCCATTCATGGAAGTCGCTGTCAACGCATCCCGCGTCAATCACCGCGTCAAGGCGACGCAGGAGCTCGTCGAATAGTTCGTCGTACGTCATGCCGAGGTATCGGTCGGTCATCCTGTCACCCTCCCCAACACGTCCCGCACGGATCGCTCGGTCACTGAATCACCCCAGTCGTCGCTATGGCGCACCTGAATGAAGTCACTGAGATTGATCTTGCCCCGTTTGAACCCGTCATAGGCCGCTCCGAGAACATCACGCTGAACGCTGACCGGCTGGTCTGCCAGCCACTGACCCCCGGAAGGCGGCAATGGCACCCGTGAGCCCGTCACCTTTGCCACCACTGTGCAACGACATTGACTGTGAGTCGCCATCACATACCCGACCGGATGCTCAGACAAATGCATTCCCAAACATCCTTTACAGGTGCGAGGCGACAGCGCCGCGATCCAGACCACTCCATCCAGTAGATGGCTGACCTGCTGGTACGTGGCGGCGGTTCCGCCCCGGTAACTGCGCATCATTTCATTCCGGACAAGACTCAGCAGCCGTGCCCGCTGCCCCGGACTGCCGAGGTCACGGGCAATCTGGCCAGCAACAGCCCTTGGCCCCAGCCCACCGGTCACGGCCTCCACTAACCGTTGTTGAATCACGTCAACGGCCTCCAGCGAGTAGCGTCGGAAAACCTTCGTCAGCGGCGATTCTGGCGCGAAGGACGCCACGAGTCGTTCGGTCGCCACCGTCGGCAGGTTGGCCGTCCCGATCCGCAGCCCGCCGGCGTCCAGCAGCGTCAGGGCGTCCGATGCCCCGGCAGTGGCGGCCAGGCGCGTCCCGGCCTGGATGATCCGCGCCCCCTCGCCCCCGAACCGCTGGAACTCGATGTCCGCCTGCGAGAGGAGTCGTTGATACCGCGCCTCCCGCGCCAGCCACGACGGTCCCACCGGCTCCCCGGCGGCAAGGGCGGCGTCGATCCGGGCAGTCACGGCGTCGAGGTCCGCGGCTAGCCGGTCGATGGCCTGACTGTATGCACGGCGTAGCGCCCGATACACCGGCTCTTCCCGAGCGGCTATCCGTTGACGCTGGGCGGCGATGACGGATTCGATGGTGGGCATCAGGACGACCGGTATCGGTGATCGAAGCGATGACGCATTGCGACCAACTCCTGCTCAATGCTTACTAGTCGCAGGAAATCACGCTCCAGTTCTTCTCGCTCTCCATCAGCCATGCGTGCCTGTCGCGACGACAATCGGTAGCCAATGAGTGCCCGCGCACTCACAATCTTCTCTAGGATCGTGGCAAGGCCGTCAGCCGCGATCCGCTCTCGCGTAAACGATGTCAACTCACTGTCATCGCTCATCTCCTGTCCCCTCCTCCTACGCGATGTCACGGACGCGCCCGATGTCGCGGGTCATTGAGAGCTGGCCCGATAGCACCGTCTTGTGCCGACCGAGCGCGTCGCGCACCTGCACGTCCCACAGCGCCAGGATGCGAGGGTCCTTGCCGGCCAGCGCGTCATAGGCCGTCGCCAGCGCCACGACATCGGCCGGGGTCAGGAACTCCGTGATGATGCCGGCGTTCACGCTGCCGTCTACCCGGATGCCCACCGCGTTGGTCAGCGTGCCGTCCGCAGCAAAGGTCGCGGTATGGCGGTAAAGGGCGTCGCTGTCACTGGCGAGGTCGGAGCCGGGCGGCTTGGCGACGATCTGGATCTGGACGCTGCGCAGGGGCAACGGCAGCCCGGCCGGGTCGGTGAGGGCGATCGTCCATTCCTCGTCGTCGCCCCGGATGATGATGTCCTTGATGAGTGCCATGTCGTCAGTCCTTTCGCTCACGGGTCACGGCCACACCGGCCGGGATGGTCTGTCGCGTCGCCTCAGGGCCGAGGACCGGGTCACGCACCGCACCCACCGGGACCACGGTCGCCCGCGTCGCCGTGAGGACCGCCACCGCCACCCGGAGGGCACCGAGGGACGGGACGGCCGCCCGGATCGCCACAGGGCCGGGGACGAACGCACGGACGGCATCACCGATCCCGACGGCCGCCTGTGATGTCGACACCGAACTGGCCGGTGGGGCCGAGATGGTCAGGATCGTGACGCCCGTCGCGGTCGAGACGGCTTGAACCGAGGTGGCCGCTGGCGGCGGGATGACCACCCACAGCGTCACCGTCGGCGCCAGCGCCACGCTTGACGGCGAGAGCGATGTCGCCTCGCCCGTCGGGGCCGGGGCCGTCAGCGTGACGAGTGATGGCCCGGCGGCGGCCGTCGCCTGCCGGACCGAGGTCGCTGACGGTGCCGGGATGACCATGACGAGGGCGACTGCCGGAACTGTCGAGGAGGCCGACTGCGCGTTGGTGCCGATCACGCTGGTTGGTGCGGGAGCGGTCGTTGTCAGGGAGGAGGCCGCCGCCGCCGCGGTCGCTATCCGAACGGAAGTGGCGACTGGGGTGGCGGTCGATGCCGTCAGGGTCGCCGCCGGTGCCACGGAGGCAACCGATCCCGCACCCGCCGTCGCGGTCGCTGTGGGGGCTGGTGCCGTGATCGTGAGCGTCGAAGCCGCTGCGCTGCCGATAGCGGCCTGAACCGTCGTGCTGGACGCTGCGGGCGCCGTGAGGGCGACGATGGCCGCCCCCGCCGCAGCCGAGGCCACCAGCACCACCGCGGACGCCGCGGTCGGTGCGCTGGCCGTCAGGGTCGCGGGATCGGCCGTCGAGGTGGCGCCCTGGACCGTCGAGGCGCCCGCAGCCGGGGCCGTGATCGTGAGTGGTGAGGCTGGAGACGTCGAACTGGCCATGAGGACGACGGAGGATGCCGGGGCCGGTGTGGTGGCCGTGACGATGCTGACGGAGGCCGTGCCGGTGGCGAGGCGGACGGCGCTCGAGGTCGGCGTCGGTGTCGTGGTGGTCAGGGCGACGGCGGCGGTCCCGGCCGTGGCGAGTTGAACCGCTGTGCTGACCGGCGCTGGTGCGCTGGCCGTGAGCGTGGATGCGGTCGCCGACGATGACGCCTGCCGGACGTTGGCGCTGGACGGAGCCGGGGCGGCCGTGGCGAGCGTCGTGACGGATGTGGTCGCAGAGGCGAGCCGAATTACGGTCGAGACGGCCGTCGGAGCGGACGCGGTCAGGGTGACAACCGACGCCGAGGACGACGTGCTCGTAGCAGTCGTCTCGACGCCGTATGAACCGGTCCCGTAGACGCCGACCCCGAAGACGGCCATCGGTTAGACGAACCCGCCGACGACGCGCATCCGGTCCGAAGTCGTCGCCGGGACGCCCTGCCCGACCAGGATCGCCAGTGCCTTGGTCCTGACGTTGGCGTTCATCTGGGTGACGGAGGCCGCAAAGTCCACCGTGATGTCGGCCCCCACCTGATAGCCGGACGATGTGGCAATCGACAAACCCGCGTTGAGTCCGCCGGTGCCGTTGGGCTGGGAGCTCGTGACCGCAACGAGGATGTCCATAACGGCGTGCTCCTACCGGGTCAGCCCGGTGATGGTCAGGGCAAACAGGTCGATGTTGGCGAAGCGTCCCGTTGTGGTCGTGCCGAGGATGGTGAAGAACGGCTGGAGGATCTTGCCAACGACCGGCAGGTTGGTCGTCATCACCACCTCCGTCCCGGCGTTCAGGGTAAAGCCGATGCTGGTCGCGCCGATCCGGCGCATCCGCACGTTCAGCCATTGCTGCGCCGTCACCGTGACCCCGGCCGTGGTTCGCGTCGAGGTGCTGCTGTTCCGGGTGACGAAGAACCACTCCGTGTCAGCGGCAAGCTTCTCGATGAACACGCCGTCACCCGGCGGGTTGGCGCCGAGGGCGTTCGTTCCCGCCCCGGCCCGGAACTGAACGTCGGCCCCGGCCGATCCCGTGGGCATCTGGAAGATGAATGTCAGGTCGAACAGGTCGGCGGCGTCGAACCCGCTCGACAGGACGTGGGCGCAGAGCGTGTTGGCGGTCGCTCCGCTCCCGCGGGTGAGGATGCCGGGATGACCGGCGACCGCAGTGGACGATGCCCCGGTGGTGCCGCCGTTGGTCTGCCACTGGAGTGAGCCGACACCACCGTTCCCGACGAACTCATCGGAGAGGTAGCTGGTCGTGGCGGTGGGGGCCGCCACCCAGTTGCCATTCTCCAACGCGACCTGTAGCTCATTGATGTCGTTGGCGACGATGGTCTCGCCGTCCACCTGTCGGGTAAAGGCGGGCACGGCTTAGGTCGCCAGCCGGACGATGCCGGTCGCGTCGAACACGATGGTCGCCGTGCCGCCGTTGGAGGCGGTCTGGTCGGCGCTCTCCACGCCCCACGCGATCACCGGCGACGTGGCGTCGGTGCCGGTGTCGCTGTAGATCACGTACACACGATACGTAAGCGTCTGACCCGCTCCGGTCGTCCAGACCACGTCGGCGGCGTCCAGTGGCGTCGTGTCGGTGGCGGCGTCATAGGCGGCGGTCTTGGAGCCGAGCGTCAGGCCCCGCAGCGTGTAGCCGGCGCCGGTGGGCAGCTCGCCCGTCACGTCCGACTTGTAGATCGTCGTGTCCTTGTTCGGCACGAACGTCGAGGCGCAGAGCATGATCTTGATCGGGCCGGTGAGCCAGTTGACGCGAGCGGCGGCGAGGTGGCCGCCGAAATTTCCAGCAGCGGTGGATGTGAAGGCCACGGGGTTACTCCTTGTCTGTGGTTGGTGTCCAGGTAAAGCGAGCGCCCTGCGTCTCGACCGGTGACTCCGGGACACCCCAGAGCCGATAGGCTTTCCAGCCCCGAGGGACGATGTGCCAGATCCTTGGGACGGTCATGTGCGCTCCTGTTCATCTACCGGGGAGTCCAGCTCCCACTCGTCAATCGACACGATGAGCCGCTTGCCCACCTGGCGCTGGTAGCGTTCGGCGAATCGTTCGGCGAGGTCTGTGGTCGAAAATATCGCCACGATGGTGGTCTCGATGTCGATCAGTCCGATGTGATCGGGCCGCTCCGATGTGACCACATGGACGACCCTCGTCATGGCGCGATCTTCCGGCCTAATGACATTTCGAGATTGTCCGGCAGGTCCTGAACGAACTGGACGGCATCCCGGAAGCCATCGACATCACGGACATTGAGGGTCACGGGATTGGTCAGCTTGACGGTCGGTCCGGTGATCGTGGCGAAGTGGTCAGATCGAACGGTGCCGGTGTCACCACAGGTCACCTGATAGGTGAACGGCGACCACCACGGGCTAAACGGTACGACCGGACGCGTGGGGACGGACGGGTAGTACGGCGGGTGATACGGGTAGACCGGGTACGGCTGCGGGACCACCTGCGGTCGGCTCTTGAGAACGGCGACCTCGGCGGACAGCCGGGCGATCTCGGCCCGGAGCAGCCGAATCTCTCGTGCCAGTTCGCTCGGCTCGTTCTGCCGGACGGTCTTCGTGATGGTGTCGAGGGCTTCGTCAATCGTGGTCATGCCCTTACCCCTTTGCCTTCTCAACCGCTTCGATCAGCGCCTTAAGAGCGAGTTGCGGGGTGGCGCCCCGAGCAGAGTCAATGCCCTCCACGTAGTCGTAGTGATCGCGACCAAGCCGGGCTTCATACCCATCCCAGTTCAACCGGAAATCGTAGTAGCGCTTGATCAAGATCATGCTGAGATCAGCAGAAAGCAGTGACTCCAAGCGGTCGTCAATCGTCGTCATCTCTTCCCCCGTTGGCCGACCAGCATCGCCACACAGAGCAGGATGGTCAGGCAGATCAACGCAACGCAGAACGCAATCGATCCGTCGCTCATGCCGCGTCTCCTTCCGGTGTCGCCGCTTCCCGGCGGACGGTGTCGCGCAGATCGTCCAGCAGGACCAACAGGTCGTCGGGCAACGCGATGATGACCAGCTCGTTGCGGTTCCACGAAGCTGACAGGTCGGTGGTAATTCGCGTCATGGGGCCGCCGTCCGGTCGCTGGAGGCCGATGACAATTGGGTATTCATTCGGAATCCGGAGTGCAACCATCATGGCGTTACCTCCCGGATGGCGTCTCGGAGTGCGATGGCGGCGACGAAGCCCGCTGCACCGCTGTCTCAATCGGGGGGGTGGCGGACGAATCGGAGGTGGTTGAGGTAGTCGTCAGATCCCGCTCAACGACATGCCGCGCGTGAAGCATGTTTTCGAAGGCCAAGTCCAACTGCCAACCATCGACCGCGCCTCGTGTCTCGTCACGGGCTTGAAGCCGGCCGAGCGACTTCGCTGCTTCCTCGAACTGGTCAAGACGAATCCTCATTGGCCAACTGATACCGGTCATGGCTGGATTGCTCCTTGATTGAATCCCAGAATCGTCAGGTCATCCCGCGCCGCCTGTTCCGCCGTCAGTGCCGTGATCTCCTCCTCCGACAGCCCCATGCGCCGCCACTGGGTTGTCGTCATGGCGGACAAGCCGGTCACCCAGTTGGACCGCATCTGCATGGCACGCTCGTACGCTTCCGTGCCCTCAGCGGGCGGCACATCTTCGATCAGGGGCCGTCGGGAAATTGACAGGGCAATCGCCCCTCGGGCATAGCTGTCCAGCCCGACCGGCACACCGCTGTCCTGCCACGTCACATTGCCGTCCCCGTCCGTCACGGCCACGGTCTCGGTGATGCGGAACAGCGCCTGAGCCCGGGTCAGGGTGCCGTCGGGTGCGTCCCAGTCGCCGCCGTTGGCGCGGTGACAGCCGATCGAGACCAGCATCTGCATGATCTTCGTGACGGCGGTGTCGAGGTTGCCCATCGTCTCGTCGTACCGGGCCCGCACGTCCCCGATCATGCCCTCGGCGCCCGGTCCCGTGACCTGCGACATCGCCCGGAGCTGCTGATCCATCACGATCTCGGGCAGGTCCGCCTCGACCTCGGCGATCAGGGCGTCGATCCGGGCCTGCACCGACGCCAGGTCCATCGTGCCGAGCAGGCTCTCGACGCGGCCGTTCTCCCCGTCCCAGTGCAGGTAGCGGATGCCACTCTCGGTCGCATCGACGCGGGACGGACGATCGGGGCGGGATGGACCAAACAGCTGCCCCAATCGGTCCAGGAACCCTTGATCACCGGTTCGCAGAGCTTCGCGCCGGGCATTCTCGACAGCCTGCTGCTCCTGAATGTTGTGGAGCTTGCCGTTCTGTCCGAAGAACACGCGGGGTTCGTTCAGCCTCTTGCCGATCCAGGCTTCCGCGAAAGCGCCCAGCGCGTTGATCCGGTCGATCTTGCCCAGCGTCGCGCTCACCAGCGACACGCCGAACACGCGGCTTCCCCGCAACCGGCCCACCACCCAGACGCCGGGGCAGAAGCCGTAGCCGTGGCGGTCGGTCCGCTCCAGCTTGTCGTCGCGGTACCAGCGGGTCTCGCGGTTGTCCACTTCCTTGCGGAAGGCGTAGGAGCCGCGCTCATCCTTCGTGGTGAACGCCAGCACGTACCGCTTGACGTCGCCCCGGCTGTTGAGGGCGACATCCGCCACCTGCCAGAGCGGGATCACCTCGGCCGTGACCTTGCGCCGCTCCGGGTCGCCGGACAGGTCGTCGTGAATCTCGACGAACTGCGAGCCGAGCAGCTGCGTCCGGGCGACCAGCGCGGGGAGCACCGAGCGGAAGTTGCTCCACGTCAGCGCCTGGAACGCGGCCGCCACGACCAGCGGCCGCGCCTGCCAGACATCGTCCGGAACCGGGATCAGGTTGGGCGTGCCGTCGGGCAGCGGTCGCCCGTCCTCGGTCCACGTCCCCCGGTAGAGATGCCCGGCATACCAGTCCACGGCTCGCTGAACCGGGTTATAAACGGCACGGATGTACTTCGGCAGGTTGTGGCGCTTCTTGTAGCTGGCCCAGTACGCCCAATCCTGTTCATCGTAGGCGCGGCCGTCGGCCCACGCCTCCAGCACCGCCCACGACTGTCGCCGTGCCGAGAACGCATCCGCTACCGAGACCTCGGGCGATTCGACCGTCGTATCACTCTGACGGAGTGCCCCGCCGATGGCGCGGGCGGTGGCGAGCGTGCCTTCAAAGGCCATCAGGCGGCCTCACTCTCGGCGAATAGCGGTCCGTGCCATTTGGCGATCCGCTCTCGTGCCATCTGTGCATAGGCGGGATTGAGTTCGACCCCAATAGACTTACGGCCCAACTTCTCACTGACAAGCGCCACGGTTCCGGCACCTGCGAACGGATCGAACACCATATCGCCCGGACGGCTGCCAGCGAGGATGCACGTCTCCGCCAGTTCTTCTGGGAAGGTAGCGAAGTGGGCGCCCTTGAACGGCTTGGTTGTGATCGTCCAGACGTTGCGCTTGTTACGAGTCAACCGAACCGCACGATCCAGCAACGACACGCGCCCCTGACCATTTATGCCTGTCTTTCCCCGGGTGAAGGTGGAACCGGCGTCGCCCCGCACCTGATCCTCGGCAATAGCGTCGGCGTCGTAGTAATAGCTACTGCGTTTTGCCAGCAGAAAGATGTGCTCGTGGGCCGATGTCGGCCGGTCGCGCACGCTTTCAGGCATCGGGTTGGGCTTATGCCAGATGATGTCAGAGCGCAGAATCCAGCCATCTGACTGCAAGGCGAGCGCAACCCGAGACGGCACGAGCAGCAACTGCTTGCCCGGCCCATACGAATCCCCGAGATTAAGGAAAACCGTGCCATCGTCGGCCAGTATCCGCCGCATCTCGCGGAACACGGCGACCAGTGCAGTGACGTAGGCATCGGCCGTCGGTTCCTTGCCGATCTCGGCATCACCACCATCGTATTGACGCAGCCCGAAGTAGGGCGGACTAGTACAAACCATCTGGACAGAGCCGGCGCCCATCCCGGCCAGAACGGCTCGGCAGTCCCCCACGATGATGCTCATCCCGCATCCTCCTCATCCGGCGTCAGTTCCGGCACCACGTCGCCCACGGGCGCATCATCCGCCGGCTCCGGCTCCGGCATCGGTGGCAGGTCCGCGATGGCCGCCAGCACTGCGTCGGCGGCCTCACGCTTCGTCGCGCCGCCCAGCCGCAGCGTGCCCGCTGGTTGCCGCCACGCCTCCAGCTCGTACCGGTGGGTTCCCACGGGCAGCTTGTGCGGCTCACGGTGGAAGTAGAGGGTCCAGTCCCAACCCGCCGCCTCGATGCCGTCCAGCGCCTCGCTCAGGCGGTCGGGGGCGGTGATGGTGGCGGTTTCATGAATCGTGGTTTCGGGATGATCTTGAGCATAATCCTCGGTAACGAATTGCCCGTTTCCCGCATCCCGGCTCCGCGTGGTCATCATGAATCCTCCGGAAAGTTGACTGCGGCAAAGTTGCCCCGGGACTCTATTGCGGCCTTGTCGTAAGCTCGTGCTGCTTCCTCGGGCGTGGGAAAGGTGCCCAGATGCATACTTCCGCCGACCCCTTGAATCGCGGCACTCCATGATTGACGAGACCCGACCCGATGCACACCTCGATAGCCCGTTGAATTGGTTCGAGGGAATCGTCGATTCCATGCGTTTTCTCGCGCCGTGCAGATGCGGAGATTGATGCGACGATTGTCGAGACCATCACCATTGATATGGTCAACCCAGATGGATGGGTCTGTGACTCCAAGAACTAATCTATGGAGTTTCTGAGCCCTACGGCTCTCATCTGTGGTGACATTACGCGCGGCATAAAAGGTGTACCGTCCCTGTCGCGCGTGCCACCTGTAAGGCAACACCAGCTCGGCATCTTCCTCATCAATGAGGGCGACCTTGCCTTGTGTGAGCGGAACACGGATGATGGACATAGCTGCTCTCCTGGTGACACAGGGCGAGTGGTTAGGGGCTGACTCCGGCGTTACCAGCGCCGGGTCATCCCCGTAATTATACCCCATTGGGAAGCCATAAATGTTCATTTAGAGGGCCTCCATCATCGTCCTAAACAACACCACCGCGCCGATCAGCACCGTCAGGGCGAACAGCAGACTCAGCACCGCCCCCACGACCGTCACGCAGGCCAGGACGACCAGCCCGCGCGCCTGATCCCACCGGGGCGACCGCAGCGCGTCGTCGGCGACTACCGCCATCCGTGCCCGGATCGGCTGCCGGGGCGGACGTGGGGCGGGCTGGGCCGTGGCGAGGGGGAACGGATTTGATGGACCGGGGCGCAGATCGTAGTCATCGTCGTAGTCAAGGCCGGTGGTGTCGGCGTAGATGTCGCCATGGCTCGTCGTGGTCATGCGGCCTCCGGATAGTCGGCATTGCCGGCAGTGACGGTCCGGTTGAAGAATGTGTCGCTTGGCCAGCGATCGGTCTTGCCCGACGCCCGATAGATGAACTTGACCCATCCGGGCTGGCCTGGATTCTCTCGGTGGAAGTTGATGAATAGGTATTCGGCACCACTGTGGATATCGCGATACATCATCATCTTTATCGCTCATCCTCCTCATCCGGCAGATCGCGCACCAGCGCCAGCCAGCACCACGCCAGGAATCCGGTCGACACGGCCGCCACGGCCAGCAGGGCGGCGATCAGGGTCATCGTGTCGGTCATGGCTGCACCTCCCGTTGGACCGGCATGGGGATCAGGCCGTGATGGACGGCCTGAAACAGCAGTCCCGCCAGCGTCCCGGAGTAGGACGATTTCGTACGGATGTTATGAACGTGATTCTTGACCGTTTCTTGCGTGATCCCCATCTCGCGGGCGGTCTCCGAATGGGACAATCCCTGACTGGCAAACACAAGGGTCTCTACCTCACGGGGAGACAGTCTCCAAACATTGGACGTGCTGATCAGCCAGGCATCGGTCACGTTTGGCGTGCTCATCCGACCGCCTCCACTTCCTGACGCCAGCGCCGGGTCTCCGCAGGACGGTCCTGTCGCGCCTTGCGGTCTCGACACATCCCGCAGGAACACACGAGGTTGTATTTCGCGAACCGACCCGGTGATCCCAACCAGGGATGATTGCCAGCCCATTCGTCCCGAACGATCCGCAACCGACGGGCGATAACGCGCTCCCGGTGATGACGTCGCTCGGCGTCTGTGCGATTGGTCATCCGTATTCCCCCAAGTGGTCATCCGCGTAGGCGTCGGTGTCTGCATATGACCCCATCAGGACCTGCTCAATCTCCTGGGGCGTGGCGCCGGGGCCGGTGTTGGCGTCGATCACGGCCACGAGGGCATGAACCAGCGCATCAACCTCGTCGTCGTTGTCCCCGCTCACCGGGAATCCGCAGAGTTGATCCTCGGCACTGGCGAACGTGCCAACGTGGTGGACGCGACCCTGTTCGTACAGACTGGCCACCGGTTCGGCGCGGACCCGCTTGCCCCGTGACGCATGGATCAGCCGGACGCGGGGCCGGAGCCGACCGACGCCGGCGGCACTGTTGATCGTCTCGCGGACCATCTCGCCGCCCTGATTGCTCTCGGCGACGATCTCGTTGGCCTCGAACCGGTCGTGATCGCGGATCGCCTCGGACGCCCAGGCGTGCGGCGCCACCCGCAGGCCCCGGATATCCAGCACGTAGTAGTCACCGTCGGTGCCGCGGCCCACGGTCGCGAGTCCGGTGGCGTCGCTGTTCTCCCCGTAGGTGGTGGCGGGATCGACGGCGGTCGCGATCTTGACCAGCGCTGGCACCTGATCGGGCGTGACGCGATGGTCGTCGATCATCCGGCGGACCCAGAGGGCGCCTTCGACGTCCTCGACGAGCTCGCCCATGAGCTCCTGCCGACCGAGCGTCGTGCCCTCGTAGCGTCGGATCACCTGATCCATGAACGCAGGGGCGAGATTCGTCCGGTTGTCGTAGGTCGAGCCACGGGTCACGACGACGCGACCGCTCGGCACCTGTGCCAGAAGATCGCGAACCAGCCGAATCGGGCGCGGCGTCGTGGTGGCGATGCCGCGAGCGTTGCCGAGTCGCAGGCCGAGTTGCATCTGATCCCACGCGTCCGGGTAGCGCCATGCCGCAATCTCATCTGCCCAGAACGTGTCGTGTTGCACGCCGCGGAACTGGTTGGGCTCATCGGCACTGACGAGCAAGGCGGTCGCTCCGTTGGCAAACGTCACCTTGCGATTGCTGGGGTTGTAACGCATTCCGAACCCGGCCCGGTCACAGACGGCCTGCAAGCCGGACTCGCCCTCGATCATGATGTCGCGGATCGCAGCGGCGGTCGGACCCGCCAGCGTCACCCGTCTGGCACGCCCGGCCTGCACTTCTTGCCGGATGAACTCGGCACCAGCTCGCGTCTTGCCAAACCCACGGCCCGCCATGACGAGCCACGTCCGCCAGTCCCCCGGCGGGACCAGTTGTTCCGGTCGGGCGCTGCCGTTGGGGCCGCTCCACGGGTCATTGGCGCGACGATCCCGGAGCCGGGCGGCCGCGACGGCAAGCAGGTCCGGCGTGATTCGGGATGCGGTGGCGGTAGCCATCAGCGCACCGCCGACTTCATAAAGAGTTTGACGACCGATTCAAGCGTCTCTTCTGCGGACCCGGTAGAACCAGCCCATCCAGTGCACTGGATAAGCCCAGCCCATCCCTGCATGCGCCTCAGGTCCTTCTCCAGTTGGTACGCGTCTCGTGATGTGGGCAGGCGCTCAATGGCACCCCGAATGTCGGCGAAGAAGTTGAACAGGAACTCCCCATCACCCGTGAGCCCGAGCGCCTTTGCTCGGGACAAGTCATCGGTGAAGCGACAGTGGAACTGGGACCGATCCTCCTCCCACGCGATCACACCGACATTGACAAACTCGCCAGCCAGCGTGTCAGGGACGCAGCGTACGACCATATACCAACTGCCACTGCTCATGCCGTCACGTCCCGCGCTTCGGCAAGGATGCGTTCGGCTTCGGCGACCAGTTCGTCCTTGTTGAGTCCTTCGCGCAGCGCCATTTGGGCGGCGACAATCTCGATGGTGATGCGCTGGTGATCTTCGGTCGGGGCCTTCTTGTCGAGCCCGAGGTAGAGCGCGCGGCGGTCCATCGTCTTGAGCACCACTTCGGCGTGGCGCGGGCTACCCTTCAGAACGAACGGCATGAGCGACCGGATGATGGTGTCGAGGCGTTCGAGCTCCAGCCGCAGGACTTCCTCGCCCGGCTCCTGAATCAACTTGCGGAGCGCCGCCATGACGGCCTTACGGGCACCACTGGCATCGTGGAACCCAACTTTCTCCGCAATCTGGGGATAGGCATAGCCGAGCTTCCGCCACTCAAGTGCCTGTGCCTGGCGCTCAAGGGTCGAAACCGCTCGACTTGTCCTGTCCTTATGTCCGGTCGGAGTCGGGTCGGCCACTGCGCACCTAAGTGCGGCGAACACGTCTCAATCCTCACGAGTGTAGTGCATCGTGGCAAGCCGTTGGGCGGTTTGTGGGACAACAGGGGAGGCATCACGTCCTCTCGCTCCCATCCGGGTGCCGACCGGCCCGGAATGCGTCTTCCTCGTCGCCGGCGCAACGAGAGCAGAGGAACCGGCCGAGGAGTTGGCCGGCGGGTTGATCGCAGATAATGACAAACGCATTGAACGCGATCGCAGCGCCACAGGTAGAGCATGGTATTCGGTCGTCGCTCACGACCCCCCGCCGTCCGTCGCCGCCGGGGGGTCGATGGGGTCCCGGTCGGCGGGGAGTAGGTTCTGTGTGCACCGGGCGATGGGGTCGAGGTCGCCGGGGATCAGCCATTCGAGCGCTCGCCAACTGGCTGACCATAGGGATTCATCGTCACCCAGCCTCACGTACACCTCAATATCCCGAAGCGCGATCTGCATCCGGTTGATCCGCGCCTCGGCCTCCGCCAGTAGTCGGCGGGCGTCGTCGCGCTGCTGCTCCAGGTCGGTGATGTCCGCCAGCAGGGCCACGCCGATCAACTCGGCTTCGACCCGCTCTTCATCGGTCACGGCGGGGACGCGCCCATCGGACCAGGACGCGGCGATGACGGCGGCAACTTCGCGCACCATGCGTTCTGAAGCCATCAGTTCGGTCCCTCCGTCGACCGGCTGGCCCGGATGGCATCGCGCAGAACGATGGCGGCAGTCAACGCGATGAATCGCGTGAACTCCAACTCCCCCATCCCGAAGCCCGACCTGTATGCCCACGACCGGTAGACGCGATTCCCGTCATCATCGCTGATACAGTCCATCCCCCAGTCGTGGTCCATCCCCTCGATATCCGCCAGCACCGAGTCGAGCGATTCGGGCACGGCAACGTGAGGACGACTGGCCCGGAACTGCGCGGCGGGCAGGGCCGGGGTGTCGGTGTCGTGTGCGGTCATGACGGGTCTCCTGTCGGGTCGGTCGCGGGGCGGTCGGTGGCCTCTAGAAAACAACGATCAAGTTGTTCTTGCCTGACCGCCTTCGACTCAGCACGGAACGCGGCCAAGACGACCCGGACGTACCGCTTGGCGCAGGCCTCGGTCAGCATCGGATCGTCCTGAAGCAGCGCCGCCACTCCGGCAGTGAGGATGCGGTGTGCGATGGGATTCACCCGGACAGGCTGTTCGCTGGTGAGCGATCGCAACGTGCGTCGTCCGTCCTCCTGATGGACATCAAATGGCATCACCGCATCTCCCCCTCGTCGGTCGTCGGGCGGTCGGTGGCGGCGCGTGGCTCCCACGAGGTCTCCATCCAGCCGACGTTCTGCTTTAGCTGGTCAACGCTCTGGCAGTGACACGTTCCTCCCGGCCAGTTGAGGACGAAGTTGCCGTCAAACTCCGAGACGATGGAGTACAGGTCGCCCGACCGTGGTCCTATGGCGATGAGGACCGCGCTGTCTGGCGATGCGACCCACGGGATCTCGCGCCGCTCCAGTCCCTCGATTCGCTTGGTAAGGCGGTGTTGGAACGAAGACCGGTCCGCAAGTTCTTGTGCCAGGTCCATGACCATTGCCTCGAGATTGGCGATACGCTGGTTCTTGCTAAGCTGCGGTGTCGCTTCGGTCACGTCCTCGGGCGTCGTGTCGCTCATGCCATATTCTCCTGTCTCGGGGTGAACGTGAACGACACCTGCCCGTGTGGATGGGTCGGCGCGGCCCGTGTCTGGATCAGGCGCCGGGTCCGCCACTGACGATCACTGGCGCCAAAAAGATCGGCGATCCCATCGCGGTACGACTTGCAAGACCCGATGGCGCCGTCGTCGTCATGGGTCTTGCGACCAACGCCCCAGCCGATCAGGATGTCGACGTCGACCGACCCCGCCATCCAGGCCAGGTCCGCCCCAGGCAGATCGCAGATGGTCGCCATGGCAGCGGCGTACCCCGCCTGCCGGGCGTCGTTGACGATCCGTTGCCGGCCCCGCTTGGCGGCGACGGACGACGGCAGCGAGGCGTTGGGCGAGAGCCGTCGGTCGGGGTGGGTATTGATGACGACGACGAGTCGCCGGTCGGTGAGGGTGTCGCTCATCGCGTCACCCCCGGCCGCAGCTTGGCGAGGACGGCCCCCATCGTCGCCACGAGGGCGGCGCGCTGGCACCCCAGCAGGTCGGCGATCAGGACGGGCGGCACCCCGGCGGCGACCAGGTGCAGCAGGCTCCGCTCGGCGGTGGTCAGGGTCGGTCTGGTCAGAACGATCATTCCGGCACCAGCCCTTCCGCGATCGCGGCTTCGAGGGCGCGTCGTGCACGGCGAAGGCAGATGGATCGCGGCGAGTAGAACCCCCACTCGGACTCGGGATCGGCCATGTCGCTCCACGCCTCCCGAAGCATCTCCTCGGGCGGGGGGAAGCGGTCGTTCTCTCCGTTGGTTCGTTCGTCGCGGAACAGCGAGAAGGCCGCCGCCTCGATCATCGCGTCGGTGAGGGTGACAGTCATCCCGCCCGCCTCCGGTCGGCGTCGGCCAGCGCGGCCGCGATCAGCCGCTCCCGGTCGGCGGGGAAGACGCGGACGATCCGCGCCAGCAGGCCCAGCCCGATCGGCTGCCGGCCCCGGACGATCCGGTTGATATAGCGGTGGTCGACGTCGACCTGCCCGGAGAGCCACGCCTGCGACCGGCCGGCGTCGACGAGGATCGTCCCGAGGAGGGCGCCGAAGCTCGTGGGGTCAACCGGAGCGGGTGCGCGGGTAGTGGGCGACCCGGACCAGCCGGGATGGACGGGGGCGGTGGGGATGGTGGTCATTCGGCACCTGCCTGAGCGAAGAGGGCTGGCTGATAGGTTTCCAGGCGGCGAACGGCCACCTCGACGTGCCGCTCGTCCAACTCAATGCCGATCGACGGGACACCGAGGCTTCGGGCGGCAACCAGCGTCGAGGCGCTCCCCGCGAAGGGATCGAGGATGAGTCGAGGGGTGTGACGGCAAATGAGATACCTCAGCAGCGTGATCGGCTTCTGCGTCGGGTGCATGTAGGCGGACGAATCACCACGCGACACCGGGATCACGTCGCGGTCCCGCCTGCCGATGAGCCGAACCCTCGCCCGTCGCGCAAAGAGAATGGCCTCCCACTGCTGACCATAGGTGGCTTCCAGGTCGCCCGCCGTGCCGTTGCCTTTGTCCCAGACCAGGACGTTGGTCAGCTCACCCAGGGTTCGGACGATCGGCATCACCACGTCCAGCATCTTGGGAGCAGCAAACCAATAGATTGCCGCCGTGTCGTTCAGGAGCGGGGCGACCATTGCCGCCGTGTCGTTCAGGAGCGGGGCGACGACGTGATCGTTGACCAGTCGGGTACTCGACCGGACGACGTGCCGCCGATGTCCGGTCGAGTACCCGATACCGTAGGGCGGGTCGGTCAAGAGCAGGTCGATCGACCCCGGTGACAGCGTCGGCAGCACGTCCAGGCAGTCGCCGTAATGCAGGGTCGTTAGCGCGTCCTGATAGGCGATCGTCATATCGCCCGCCTTGCCGCGAGGGCCGCGCCGCCGATGGGTGGGGGCTGGACCGTGGCCAGGGCGCCGCTACCGGACGTTGGTCGCTCCCGCTCATGCAGCATCGGCGAATCCGATCAAATCATGTCCGGCAAAATACGTCTCTCGCGCGGCTACTGCCTCGGTGATGGTCCGGCACCGCTCGACGTGACCCCGGTAGTGAAACACCCATCGTCCGCGATCATGGACGACGAAGCGCTCGCCGGAGATGCCCACCGGCGAGCGCCATCCCGGCTGGTACGGGTAGCCCGTGCCGAACAGATCGCGCCGGGTCTCCATGAGGCGAATACCGATCGCGTGGTCCGCCATCATGGCGTAGTCGGGGCCGGTCACGACGGGAGACACGACACGGGGGAAACGGCGGGACTTGTCCGCGACGATCTGGAGCGGGATGCGGTCGGTCATGCGGCCTCCTGGGCGGGATCGGCGGTGTCGGTGTTAGGTTCGGCAAGGGCACGACGATGCAGACCGTTGCGGATGTAGATCAGCAGTTGCTCCATGTCCTGCACGGTGGCGGTCCCGGTGACGATGCGTTCCGCCGTCCGTCGCTTGCTGTAGGGCACGTATCCCCATGGCTGGCTATTCCCGGACTCCCAGTACGGGTCATTGGCTGGTGGCTGCCCGATCAACCCGCCACTGGTCGGAGTCGTGACCCCGCGAGAGATCCCGTCATCGACGGACAGGTGCCCCAACTGGGCGAGGCGACGCAGGTTGTAGGACACCACCGAGGTGCTGGAGATGTCGCAGGCGGCGGCAATTTCCCGCACGGTCGGCCCGTAGCCATGAAGGTCGATGAATCGGGCAACAAAGTGGCGTATCCGATCCTGGCGGTCGGTCAGGGGCATCACGCGGCCTCCACACGGACAGGATCGGCCCGGATGGGCACCTGTTCCGGATCGGGCGTGCCCCGCAGGCGCCGGGTGCGGGCGTCGAAATCGGCCAACTCGGCATCGGTCGCCTTCCTGACCCGGACCGTTGGACGGGCATCGCAGCGCAGCGGGTCAGTGCCCGTCTGGCGGGCCCGGATGATCTGGATACGTGCCTCGATCTTCGGGTCGCAGCGGCCCGTGGTGGTGCGGGCGTAGCGCTGGTTCGGGGTCTCGCGAATCGTGATCGGTTGTTGGGTCATCGCTGATCTCCTGTCATCAGTCGCGACGCCTCGTTGCCGGTCAGCGCCGGCGTTCGCATCAGACCGGTGACGATGGTTCCGCGAACGGGGACACCGCTGGGTCGCTGTGGCGGGTGAACCAGTGCCAGCAGCGATCGCGTCCGGGCCACCAGTTGCGGCGCCTTCGGGAAGTACTCGTTGTCCTCTTCGGCCCACGACGCGATTGCCTGCCGGACCGACTCGATCGGCAGCGGCCGCAACAAGGCGACGTAGCGGTCGATGTTGCCCCTGGTGAACGTCAGGCCGGGGTAGCACTCCACCAGGGCCCGGAGGGCGGTAATCAGGTCGTCGTCGTCGCTCAATCCGGTCTCCTCAGGCGATGTCGAACACGTTGTCGTCGTCCCGTCCCCGTTTGCGCCGGGTCTCGTCCAGTGCCTCGTCGAACACCGATTCGGTCGCCGTCGGCCGGCCGCGGCTTCGGACCACGGCGACGGGCGGCTTGCCCTGCATCTGCCACTTGCCGAGCTGCTTTTCGAGCAGGAACAGGTCGACACCGGACGTCACCCACTCCTGCCCCAGCAGCCAGCGGGTCATGTCCCGGACCTCCCGGACCGTCATGCCGGAGTCGACCAGCCGCTTGGCGACGCCGAGCTGCTTGTCTTTCTGCGGCCTCGCCAGGGTTGAGATGTCGGCGCCGATCTCGTCGCAGATGGCGTCGAGCAGGTCGAACGGCTGAGCTGGCGGCACATCGTCCGACGGTGGTTCTGGGGGGTTCGGCGGCATCTGGGGGGCATTTCGTTCCGGAACCGCTGCGATGACGGGTCTGGCACCAGGTGTGACCACCGGCCTCGGCGGCGTTTGCGCGCCGGGCGCGGTCGTAACTCCGGTAGGAGGTTCGGTACGGTTTGGTTGGGTAGGGTTAGGTACGGTTACGTGCGCCGTCCGCTGGATGTCCGCCGGATATCCGCTGGATGATTCCGGTTTTGATGATTCCTCCGGGGTGTTGTCCGGCGGACGGCGGTCGCCGCGCTTGCGGGCGGCGTCTTTTTCGCGGCGCTCAATCAACTTGCCGGCGTAGTCGTGCCAGTCGTGGATGACGAGTTCACCGTCTCGATCGGCCAGGAAACCGCAGGAGGTGAGCGCCTGAACGAAGGTCTCGGCATCCTCGTCCCACTCCGCCCCGAGCGCGATGTCCAGCGCGTCGAATCGAGCGAGCGATCCGTCCTGTGCGTAGTCCATTGCCCACCACCAGAGGAACTGAAGATGTCCGACAACGGCTGGTCGACTGATCCCAAGGACACGCGCCAGCTTCCGGGTCTTCGGATGGGCGCCGAGTTCCTGATGACTTTCGATCCAGGCCATTAGAGCCACTCCTCGACGAGCTTGGCGCCCTTTGACCGGTTGCACTGCCTACACGCGGCAACAAGGTTGTCCAAATGATTGGGTCCACCTCGACTAACAGGAACCACGTGGTCGCACTCCAGCCGATTCCCGCGATCCCCGCAGTACTGGCAGGTGTAGTCATCACGAGCGAACACCATTCGACGCAAGGAAGCCCACACGCTGGCAACAGGACGCAGCTCCCCTCGCAGCGACCAGAGTCTGTTTGACGAAATCAGGACATCATCGCCGTCCAGCGTCCAGAGTCCAACGGAGAGCAATGCTTGGATGAGGCTGTCGGGATCGGCGTAGTCGGCGTAGTCACGGGCCAATCGTCGGGCGATCTGCTTGGAGATCCGACCATCCGTCAAATACCGGCTCGCGTAGCAGAGGGCGTCGACGTAGAGCGCCTTAGCCAGCGGGCCAGCGTTGACGACCTTCGGATGCTCAGGGTAGAGATCATCCAACTGAACCCACGTCATCTCACCCACTCCTCGATCAGTTTTGATCCCTTGCGGGAGTTGCAGTTCTGGCAGGCGACGACGAGGTTTTCCGGCTCGTACCCCCCTCCTCTGATCAATGGCACGACGTGGTCAATGGACAACGGGCGGTCCGTAGCCCCGCAGTACCGACAGGCCCGTCCGTCTCGATCAAAGATGGCTTGACGAAGCACCCGCCACTGCGAAACGGTGATCTCCTTGAATCGGTCCGACAGTGATTCGGGGCCGACCCAATAGCGAAAGTTCACGACCGCTATGGTTGGCTGAGTGGCGTCCACGTATCGCTCAATGAGCCGTGCGTCCCTCATCCGGTTCAACGAGGTATCGACATCCAGGTCGTCGTACGGGAAGAGCTGCGCCTTGATCCGCTTCGGACGATCCTCCAATCGGCCTTCGCGATCGGCGAGCATCCACAAGCCGATGAACAACAGGCGATCCACGACCGGCAGCTCGGCTACGTCCTCGTTCTGGAAAAACGTCGGTTTGATAATCCGAGCCCGCGCCATGTGCTGATCTCCCACGTACGAACGGCGGCCGGGCACCATCATGCTCGGCCGCCGTTCTCAATTAGCGTGTCCACCGATCGGGATCAGCCGCCGTCAACTCGGCCCGTTCCGCCTGCGCCATCGCGAGATCGAAGGCCATCGCGGCGGCCTCATCCTCGTCCGGCAGGTCGTCGGCGATGACCCCGGTCGCGACATCCACGGACGACCCGTTCACCTCTCGGATCTCGGCGTCGATCACTTCCGGTGCCGGCGCCGTCGTCCGCTGGGCCACCGCCCGGGCGGCGTCGGGATGCGTCTCGAACCAGTTGGATAGCGTCCGCAGACTCGTGATCGGGGCGGCACCGAGGGACGCGAAGTCCTTGTCCTGTGCCCATCGGGCGAGGTGGCGGTCCGTCCAGCCCACCCGCTTTGCCCGTTCGAGGAGCGTCCGGGTCACGTTCTCGCGTTCGTCAGGTGACGCGGGGCGATTGCCTTGCTGCGGGCGGGGCGCCGGCGACGAAGCCCGCTGCATTGCTGGTCGCGAAGAATGAGGAGCCTCGCCGGCTTCTAGGTCAGGGCCGTAGAGCTCGATCCCGACGCCGAACGACACCGCCGCCTTTTTCAGCGCATCGGTTTGCGCACCTTTCACCAGATCCTCACCGCCGTTGTCGTTGATCATCTGGACGCCGATCCCCGACCGGGTGCCGAGGCCCGGGATCGTCAATTCGCCCGTGACCATGAACATCGGGACCTCCGCGCCTCGCTGGCGCATCGTGGTCCACTCGGACGAGACGATCCGGAAGTCCCAGCTCTTGGCGACATCGTTCAGTCGCCGAATGACGGTATCTCCCGAGATATACGAGAGCATTCGGTTGCCGCCGCCCTGCCGCTGCTTCACGGCCTGGGGCGGGAACGGCTTACCCAGACCCGCAAGCAACTCCTCGCGGGGTGATTGGTCGTCGGTCATGCGACCTCCGGGCCGTGGTCGTCACGGCCACCATGAATCAGGATGAGGTGCGTCTTGTTGGCTTTGAACGCCAAAATGCGGGTCCGGGGCAGCCGCTCGGCCTTCGGGAGCTGCCGCAGGCTGTCGTGCCGGATGGTCTCGGTCGTCATGGCGACGGTGCCGTTGACCAGGCGTCGCATCGTGGGGGACATGGGAATGTCTCGACTGGTCATCGCTGCGAGCTCCTTCGCCACATGCTGAATCTCTGCCGGAATGCGTACCGGAGACCGTTGAACGAGCAGACCGACAGCAGGTCGGTGATCGTGGTCCGCCAGCGCCGGCCCCATGACGGGGCGCTCGTCGATGAGGCGGTCCGTCGGGTCATGGGTCGGCAGGCCCGGAAGCCATTGGTGACGGGAATGGGGCGGCGTCGATTCCATTGCGCCATGCGTGTTACCCTTTCGGACAGCATCGCCAGATGTGTCCATTGCGCCCTGACGTGAGCCATCACGTTGGGGCGTTCTGTCAGTCGGCTGCACTGGTCATCACCTCACTCATCGCCACCACGACCGGAGCGAGCGCGTCGAGGCGCTGCCGGTCCTGGGTGAACTCGCGGAACGACCGCTGAACCTGCGGGGCCATGATGTCGCCGCTGTGGGCGAGTCCCCGGATCAGCGTCAGGGTCTGGTCGATCGTCTCCCCGTTGCTCGTCACGACCGCGTAGGTTGCGGCCATCTCGCCAAGGCACTGGTCAAGGGCGACCAGCTCGGATGCATCGATCACCCCATCCATCAGCGCGGTCCGAAGCGTCAGGCTGGTGCGGGTCACGGCAGCCCCGTGGTCATCGATGGTGTCCAGCAACCGGCTGGTCCCACGGCGGGTCATGGGCATCTCGACATCCTCCTCCTGTGTGATCGTTCGCACCGGCCCATTCGCCGGTACGCTGTAGGTGCGGGTCCGCTCAGATCCCGAGGGGGGTCCACAGCGGCATCAGTGATCACCATCGCGGGCAATGACTGGTGCCGACGCACACCGAGGCATTCAGCCGGATGAGCCAGGAGGGAAGTTGAGTCGAGCAAATTGGCCATGGTGTCCGATTGCGGCCGTGTCATATGCATCTGCCGCCTCGCGGGCAGTGCCGAACGCTCCGAGATGGTGTGCTTTCCCGTTCACCCGAATGTATGCGCGCCAATTGTTGGCTGATCGGTTGAACCACACACCCTTGTACCCGCTCGTGTTCCGTACAGTCGGCCCTCGATTACGAAGGTTCTCTTCGTTGGTGCACGTCCGCAGGTTCGACCGGCGATTATCGAGACCATCACCATTGATGTGGTCTACCAACACCTTCGGATCAGTCAGGCCAAGGACGAATCTGTGCATACGCACCACCTTGAACTTGCCGCCACGCTCAATCGTGCGTCTCGCGTACTCACGATTCTCACGTCGCTCGAACTGCCAACGGAACGCGGCGATGCGATCAAAATCAGCCAAGTCGATGAGAGCCTCCTTGCCGTTGTGCAACACGATTCGTGTGTATGGAGGGTCTGCCACTGTGACTCCTTTCTCATCGCATGGGGCGGGCGGGCGGAACCGGGTGATTGAGACGCGCTCTCGATGAACAAACCTCACGGTTGCGTCTGGAGAAACGAGTCCACCGGTTCCGCCCGCCCGCGCCACACCCGGCAAAGTGCCGGTGGGCCGTGCGACGCGGGGACGATGGGAGGGTGTTCGGAAGGTTATCTAGGGTGGGGGAAAGTTCAGAGAAGCGAATTCGCCATGCAGTCGGCTCGCGGCTTCGTCATAAGCCAAAGCCGCTTGCTCGGGTGTGTCGAATAGGCCGAGGTAAAGTTGGCCTCTCCCCGCGCGTATCCGCGCCATCCACTTTTTGTCGAGCGACGACACGCCTTTGAAGCCGGAGGTGTTCGCTTTGGAAAGCCCTCTATTCCATTGATTCTGGGCCGATCGGCACGGTCGGAGGTTCTCCCTCCGATTGTCGAGACCATCACCATTTGCATGGTCCACAGAAATCCTTGGATCGGTCACTGCACACAGTTCGCGATGCATAAAGAGGCGGACCTTTCTGTCATCTCGTTTGCCAGCAGAAGCGGCATAGATCCGGTTGTGATCCCGAACGGCGAACCACCGATGGACGGACACAATTGGTTCGTCCTCTGCCGAAATGGAGGCGAAATGCCCTTGCGAGAGAGGAATCCGTACAACCGTCGAGTCCATCGTTTCGTCCTTTGCACCACTAGGGATCACGCGGCGGTCCGGTTGGCGCGGGCCTTGGCCTGGGCATCCACGAGGAAAGCGTCGATCCGGGCCTTGCGCTCCGCGGTGTTGCTGCCGACGACCGGCGTGGTCCGGCCCGCCGCGGCCTCGGTGATCAGCCCGTCGACGTACCGCTCCAGCTCGACGATCGGGACCAGGCGCCGGGTGCCGAACCGCACGGTCGTGAGCTGCGGGATCACCCGCGCCTCGACGATCCGCCGGCTCAAACCCAGCACCTTCGCGGTCTCCACGACGGACAGGAGCAGGGGCCGAAGGGGCAGACCGGCCTTGGTGGTCAGGGAGAGGCGTTCGAGCGTCTGGCGCATCGCCGCCAGTTCCTCGGAGTCGTTCGAGGTCACGCTGCCACCTCCGGGAATGGGGTCTCGTCGATGAGTCCGAGCTTCAGCCCGACGGCGGCGCGATGGAGGCAGACCTTGTCTCCCCCGATCCCGGCGGCGCAGGTGCAGTCCCGCATTCCGGTGACGAGGTAGACCCGCTGCGGGCAGGAGCCGGACGAGGCGACGTAGCGGTTGCTGGTTCCGGCGATCTGGGTAATGCGGATGTCTTTGAGATAGACGCGGTCGGCGGCGAAGGCCCAGCGTTCGTCGTCCGTCATGCGGGAAGTAGTCATGCGGCTTGCTCCACGGAAGGACGGCCGGCTTGGCGGCGATCCAGTTCTGCGTCAAGGAGTTCCTGCATAAAACGAGACAGATTTCCGTGACGCTCTACTTCAAGGACGATCCGCTTGGCCTCGGCCAGTTGATCGGGACGAAAGGCAATGGACTGACGGACGATGCGAGGCTTATTGGGAAGAGACGCCACCGATTGCTCCTGACTAGCGCGTTCATCACGTCGCTACAGCATGATAAGCGATGATGACTTCAGTGTCAATCGGTAATAAACTGGCTACTCTACCGGCCATGACAGACACGCTGGGAAGTTACGTTCGGTCGAAAAGGGAGGCGCGAGGATGGACGCAACGACGCCTGGCCATGGAGGCCGGTCTGAACCCAGCTCATCTGTCGCAGATTGAGAGCGGCAAGATCGCATTGCCCAACCCGGACATGCGGCGAAACATCGCCCGGGCACTGGGAATTGCGCACATCGAACTGCTACTAGCGGCGGGAGAGATCACGATTGATGAGGTGGATGGTGACGACGCGGTCATTCGTCAAACGGAGGCCGAACAGCGGATGCTACCGTTGATCCGTGAGATCGAATGGAACCAAGATCGATACGACTTGGTAGATGGTATGTTGCGATTATTTCGGGATGCCGACAGGAGGAAGTCACAATGAGACGGTTCTTGGCCGCCGTGGTGGTCATGTCAGCGATCGTGGCGAGCCAGGCATCGGCGCAGGACACAGCGCCGACGCCAGCAGGCCAGCAGATGTACGGTGACATCACGGCCCGATTAGGATTGCCGAGCGCGGCTGACTTCGGACCTGACTGGAGACTGGATCTCGCTCGACGGATTGAACCGGTAGCAAGGCTAGACGCGGAGCGTTATCAGGCTTGGTACACCCGAGCCGACGGAAGCCGAATTTACCTTATCGTCGATCTCTATGGCACGTCGATCTCGGACGCGGTTGCGCTGTCAAATGAATCCGATGATCTCATTAGGCAGATGGAATCCTCCCTGCCCGAGGGATCAGGCGGACGGAGTGCAATTGAGCTTGGTCAGATCATCAGTGCACCGGGATGTTCCTCGACCACCCGGGCCGAAGGGGAAGAACCGTATACCCGTTATCCGGTCGGCGCGCTTTCTTGTCTTGATGAAGAAAATCAGCGGGTCTTGACAGTGGTCGTCTCCGGCTCTGTTCAAAATGCTCGACTGCAAAACGTCGACCTCATCGACGCAGCCCATTTTGTTCTGCGGCTGATCCTTGATGGTCCTTCCGTCCGCGGGATCACGACCAATGCCAGCCCGGTCGCAACCCCGGTCGCCTAGTCCATGGGACGGAGAGCCAAAAATGAGACTTCGCAATCTCTTGATGTTCGCCGCGATTATCCTGATCGGTACAACTGGTTTCGGTACGACGGTCCATGATGCATCGTCCGCACAAGGCGTGACATGTGCGAGCTTCGCGAGCCAGCCCGAAGCGCAGTCCTACTTTGACGCGAACGGTGGCCCTCCCGAACTTGACGCGGACGGCAACGGCATCGCCTGCGAGTCGATCACTCAGGAGCCTCCTGTCGTGGAGCCGGTTGCGACAGCTACTTCGACGCTGGCACCTCTGCCGACAGACACTCCGACGTTCGTCCCGACCGCAACGGCAACCACCACGCCGACGATCCCGGTCACCGGCACGGATCGAATCAGTTGCGAGGAGTATGAGCGGCGCGGTTATACCTACCAGCAGTTCTATGACGAAATCTTTCGGCCGACCGGTGGACCCAATGATGACCCTGGTCGCTATGACGGCGATGGCGACGGGATTCCCTGCGAGGACCTTCCAGGCCATCCGCCCGGTGCGTCGACAGCCCCGCAGAACATTTATGGCCGGAACGGGGTCGCCGGGACCGGAACCGCCACACCGACCAGCACGGCCACTTCGACTGCTACTCCGAGAGCCAATACGGCGCCTGGTCGGGCTGGTTCACCGACGGCGGCCCCGCCGAACGTCCGTTCCAATCCCGCTCCGACGGCCACGTCCCGGCCGCGTCGCACGACGGCGGCAGCGCCGACCAATCGGAACGACCCGGACTACGTTCTCGGCCAGATCGACGCCTGGCTGGCACTGGAGCGGGACGCTGGCGAAACGCTGCGGACAGGCATGGCCGATCCCGACTTCACCGACCCCGCATGGTATGTGGAGCAGTCGTCCGCCGTCGGCATCATCCTCGCGGTCCAGGCAAACATTCAGGACCTCGATGTCCCGCGGTCGCTCGATGACGTTGCCACGATCGTGCAGGCGGCGTCAGACGTTCAGGCGGCGGCTGCGGCAACCTGCGATGCGGCCCTGGTCAGCAATGACCTCGACGACGCGACGCAATGCCTGGACGCAATCGACGTGGCGACTGAGGATATTGCGGACCTGCGGGATGCCCTACAGACATGGGACGGCGAGACGCTGGACTTCCGCCCATCGACCTAGTCCCGATGTTATTCGGCGGTACACTTCGCCCGAGGCGAATGACCCGCGCCGATTCCAGCCGATAATGTTGGCGGAAACGCCGTTCGGGCCGTATCGCAGGAGAGACCGCAATGGTGACGTTCCCCGCCCCTGGACGGATGATTACTGGCGTGAGCGCATCGGTGCGCGACCGTATGGAGGCGCGATCGGCGGCACGCCGACGCGCTACGGTCGGCAGCACGCCCCCGCAGCCCGTCGACGTGACCGTGCGACTGTCATCCGCACTCGTCGACGAGGTCAGCGCGATGGCCCAGACGCATCAGGTCTCGGTCGCGCAAGCCATGCGAGACGCCCTGGCGATCGGCGTCTACGTTGACCAGCAACGCCGCAAGGGTCGCAAGATCATCATCCGGCGGCCCGGCGGCGGCGACTATCTGATGAACGTCACCCCGGCCAGCCCGGACCTGATTCGTGGCAGGAAATGATCAGCCGGAGTCATCGATCGATCCCGTCCCGTCTATTGATCTTCGCGAGGAACTGCCGGTAAGCGGGACGCCATCATCGGCGGTCTCAACGGCGACGGCAAGCCAGCAACGGATCGCTCAGCAACGGGAGAACAACCGGGGGTGCATCGGTCAGGGCGTCATGCTCTGTCTTTTGGCACTGGTCTTTGGATCGTTGTGGATGGTGGCAACCGACCGGGCTGGCGGATCGTCCCTCAAGGACGTTCTCGATGTCCTGGCTCCAGCGCTATCGGGAATCATCGGAGCAGTTGCGGGGTTCTTCTTCGCCACAGAACGGACACGGGCTGACTAAGTCTCGTCCCCTTTTCCCGTTGCAGCCCCACGGCACCAGTCGCACTCCCGCCACGTCCCGTCGATCGATTCGTACTCACCGAGCCCGCCGCACTTCTCGCAGGGCGCATCAGCTCGTTGGGGCGCCCGTGGCTTGACGGGCTTCGGGACCGGGACGATCTTGCGCTGCTTGTACGCCTCCGCTCGCAGGACCTGGATCACCCGCCGCACCGCCTGGATCACGAACGGGTTCTCGGACGTGACGAGGATGGGACGGGTGAGTTGCCGCGTGCCACCGATCATGAACACCACCGAGTCGGCGGTGAGCTGGAAGCCGATCCAGTTGTGCAGCTCTTCGTCCCGGATGGTATCCCGCAGCGCCGTGTAGCCCTCGAACCGTTCCACCTTGCCCCTCGCGATCGCTTGACGACCCATTCCGGTTCAGTCAGAATATAGAACATTAGTTCTAATGTCCACCTATTCGGGCAGGTGACCTGTAGGCACTGCCGCCATAGGTCCCGTGCGATGATGCCGGGGCTGGGTGAGCGCCCAGGAGATGCGACCATGACGATCACACCGTACCCCGGGAAGCAGGGCACCACGTACCGGGTCCGGGTGGAACTCGCGCCCGATCCGGTGACCGGTGCCCGGCGCCGGCTGACCGAGACCGTGCGCGGCACCCGCCGGGACGCCGAGCGCTGCGAGACGCGGCTGAAGGCGCAGGCGCAGGAGGGCCTCATCGCCGCCCCGGACCGGATGACGCTGTCTGACCTCGCGTATCAGTGGATCGAGGACATCATCACGCCCAATACCCGCGCCTCGACGCTCTACGGCTATCTGCGGACGCTGGAGGTCCACATCCTGCCGTTCCTCGGCACGCAAAGGGTCCAGGGGCTCACCGGTCCCCAGATCCAGGCATTCTACTCCCGCCGCCGTCGGGACGGGGTGAGCGACACGATGCTCGATCGCTGCCACAAGCGACTGCGGCAACTGTTCCGGCAGGCGATGGCGTGGGGCATCCTGGCGCGCAACCCGTGCGACCAGGTGACGCCGCCCCGGGTGGTGCGGCCCGAGCGGCGGGTCTGGGATCAGGGCGAGGTCGTCGCCTTCCTGACCTGCCGACAGACGCTGGCGCACCCGACGCTTCCCCTGTGGCTACTGATCCTGACGACCGGCGTCCGCAAGGGGGAGGCGCTGGGACTGCGGTGGCGCGACGTCGACCTCACGGCCGGCACCATCCAGATCCGGCAGGTGGTCTCGGTGGTCGGGACCGCGGCGGCGATCCATCCGCCCAAGACCCGCGCCAGTCGTCGCCAGATCCGGCTCGCGCCCGAACTGGTCACGGCGCTCCGGCACCACCGCACCGCCTGGGTGGCCCGGCGTCTGGCGGCACCCGACTGGGAAGCGACCGACCTGGTGTTCTGCACCCGGACGGGGGGGCTGTTGCACCCGAACAACGTCAGTACCGTCTTCCGGCGCCTCGTGGCGCACGCCAACGTGCCGCCGATCACGATCCACGATCTGCGGCACACCAACGTCTCGCACCTGCTGAGCGCCGGGCTGTCGATCGCGCTGATCTCCAACCGGATCGGCCACCGCAACCCGGCCACGACCGCCGGGGTCTACGCCCACCTGCTCCCGGGCGATCAGGATGCCGCCGTCCTCGCCAGCTCGCGGCTGCTCCAGCCGGTACCCGAGGTCATCGTCCCGGCGACCGTCGAGACCGGTTGA